TATCGGTTTCAGAGGCTTCTGATTTCTTCTTAAACACAACAAACGCTTTTTTTGTATTAGGATTAACTATTTTTAAAACATTTTTGCCTTTAAATTTGGGACTACCCGATTTTGTAACAATTAACGTCTTTTGCCTGTTTGCTATATTTCTTATCGCCTTTTCACTAAAGTTAGGCTTTAACCATGCTTTAGCTAGAGGATCTTTCTTATCGATAGCAATTACTCTATATTTTGTCGATTCTTGAACTTGCTTGTTTACATCAATAAGAGCGTTTAGCTTTTTTAAAAATGGCTCGCCCACTAAAATTGGATCTTCATTCTCTGTGCGATCTGCAATACTAAAAGGCACATCTTTATATTCTTTACCATTAATTTTTATATTTAATTTTACTATAGGTCTATCTTCTTTTACCCCGCTACCAATATGGATTTTAATATCACCAGCACGAGGCGCTTTTATTTTTTTATTATCTACGGTAGTAAAAGAAATATTTTCACCGTCTTCCGAGATATCCACTCCGTGCAATACGTTATAAGCCTCATTACCGCTATCAATTTTTGCCTTAAGCTTACCCAAGCCGTCAATTTCAATAAATTCATTAACGCCAAAAATAGGGTTTTTATAAAAATCTTTAAATGGTTGCACTATAATATTTATTGATTAAAAAGATGTTTTCATGTATAATGTAATAATGGACAATATTTTTAAGAAATGCACTGAAATTTCTTATGCGCTTCTAAAGAAGCATGGTAATTATCGCTGTAAGCATTTCTCGTTCATTTTTCAAAGGAATCGGCTAATTTCAATAGGTATTAATAATCCCAATAAAACTCATCCAAAAAATTTAAAGATTGGTTTTTTTAATAGAAAAGGTGAAGATATATCACATACAATAGGTGTACATTCAGAATTATCGGCTATTTTAAAGCTTGGAGAAGAGGATTGTTCTAAATATACTATTGTTAATACCCGTATTAATAGAAACAATCAATTAGATTTTTCTAAACCCTGTACCGGATGCAGCTCTCTTCTAGATCAGTTAAATTTTAAAAAGATTTACTACTCAACAAGTAACGGCTACCAGTTTTTACAGCTATAATACTTAGGTGTACCGGGTTTTGCAGAAGAGCACTTATGTCTAGCTCTAAAAGATTTTCTTTTTTTAGGATTTGATTTTTTAATTCTTAAATTCGGATCACCATAATGTATTTTTTTATAACCACTACCCGACTTTACACATCTCATATATTTTTTGTCAGAGCGCGTTGATGATTGTTGTCCTGTTACTTTAGTGCAACGTGAGCCTTTACTTTCTTCTAGTATATCCCGTTCTAATGCATTTAGAAACGCTCTTTCAAATAACATAAAATTATTTATTCAATTGATTAAATAATTACATGTTTGCCAAAGATTTTAATGCATTAAATGATCTATATAACAAAAAGATCGTTAATGAAAGCGTGGGCTTAGGCCCTAAGGCTGATAACTCTGGTGTTATTCCTTCTCCTGATAAAATGGCACAAGTAGTACCTCCTAATAAGAATTGTAATTGTGAGGGAGGACATGAAGAAGGTTGTGAAGGCAGAGTAAATGATGAATCAGAAAGTAATGGTGAAATGTGCCGGCAATTGTTATTTAGAATACATAAAGTTTCAGCAATGCTACATGATATATTGAACGGTAAAGATAATGTAGAAGCATGGATCTTAAGCAAACTTACCAATGCTCATGATCAAATACAATCGGTATTTGGCTATGAGGATTATAAAGCTGTAACTGAACCCACAGATGCGGTATGCGGAGGTAACCTAGAAGAAAATAATGAAGAGGATCTTTTTAAGGCTATTTCAGCAGGCGGAGAGGATTTAGTTAGGCAATTACAGAGCGTTTTAAAAAGAGAATCACGCGAAACGCTAGAGAAAGTTCTTTTTGAAACAATAGTTCTTTTAGAGAATAAAAAATAAAAATTATTTTATTTTATTGTTAAACAAATTATAGATTTTTGGATTAAATTTTCCGCCTAAGACTGCTTTAATAATATCTTTTCTCAGTATATTGTTTGAATTTTTATATAGATTCCTCAACTCCGAAGCGCTTGTAATTTTTCTACCATTTAAATTAAATTCTACAGTTGTTGGTGCGTAAATGTATCCATGCCCACCTTGTTCTTTAAATGGTTGCATTGAGTTTAAGTCTGTAAAAGGTTGAAAGTAAGTAGGTGTACCTTTAGTAGTAGTACCAAATGCAAACCTAGGATCCGATTCCATATCTTTTTTACCTACTAAATAAATAACTTTCGCTATATTTTGATCATACTCTTTTAAAATTTCTAAAGGCTTGTAAGGTTGCTTCACTAATTTAATTTCATTCTCTGGAACACCGGCGGCTATCATGATTGCTTTTTTTTCAGCAAAATTAAATGGATAGCGCTCAGGGTCTTTTGCCTTAGCTATTTCATCAGATGTAGCTACAAAAAAATCTGCACCAGGAAATTGTTTTTTAGCTAAATCGTAAATTTTCTTATGCCCTTCATGAAAAGGTTGAAATCTACCCGGAAAAACAACAATAAGATTATTTTTTTGATGTTGAAGAATTTCTAGGACAAGCTCGTAGAATTTCATATATTCATTCCCGGTGTAAGATGACCATGTAAGATGTTTTTACTGTAAGGAGGTGATGTTATATAATTATTATTTTTATTAACTCTGTCAGAATTAGCAAGCTGACCTTGAACACCATACTCTTCATTTTCACCGCGCCTAGCAAATTTACCTAATTCTTTTCCAGTTATAAAACTACCGGTAATTTTTACTGGGTTAGAAGATATAGAAGGATCACGTACAACTATACCTTCTTGCTTATCTAATTCACCTAGTTTTGATGAAGCCTGTGTTTTTATAGCATCTCCTAATACAATAGTTGCGTGATAAAATACTGCACCATCTATAGCCTTCTGCACATCTTTAGGAGTTTTTGCATAAGAATTTAAAGGTACACCTGTTTTAATATTTTTATAATTCTCTAAACTCATAGCTGATATCTTCCTTCCATCTACAAGAGTAATTTTTTCAGCTCTAGGGTTTTTTGCTTTTGATAACCATGATTGTAAGGGCTTTTTATCAAACGTCCTTGAATCCTTAGTCACAGCAAACTCAGAATTTAAAACAGAATTAAAGTCAACATTCTTTTTTAATTCTACACCTATTTCATTTACGACATCAAAATTCTGTTTTAATGCTATAGGCTTAACTTTCTCAATAAGTGACATTAATGCTTTCTTATCATATGAAATTTCACGCGATGCTCTGCTTACACTTCCTCTTACTGGGCTTCTGACTTTTATTATTTCATTTAAACCGTGTATAGCTAAAAAATTATTTGCATAGCCTATCACATTTGTCGAGCCTTGAACATATTCCATATTAAAAAGAATTTTATTGTTATCCCACATCTTAAGCTTTTTTAATTCTTTTTCTATTGTAGGTATAGCAGAGTTAAAAATATCTAATACTATTTTACCCGTTGTAATCATACCATGTCCTTCTGGAAATCTTTGCGCTAATCTTGATACAGTAACACCCTCTACATCTTCTACTTTATTAGAACCCCTATCCATAGCAAACTCTTTATTACCTTCTTGGTTTGTTATTAATTTAATAGACGTATTAAGACCATCTATCTTTACTGCAGAAGGTTTTGTTTGCAAGCTTTTTACTATTTTTTTAAAAATTGAAACAAGACCGCTACCACTGTTAGCTCCAGGTAAATCGAAAGGATGCGCCATATGCCCAGCTACACCACCCTCAGTAATAAACTGTGCGAATGTGATCATTTTAATGAAATACCAAAAGTACCATGTTGCTGGTCAGAGCTCGGTCTAGATATAATAAAATATTTGTCAACAATATTATAATATTTCATAAAATCAAAACCATTTACATCTACAATAAAAGCATTAAAGTTATCATTAAATGCAAGAAGATTATCAAAGTCTTGACCATCAGTAAGCTTATATGTTTGCATTTGTAGTGCTGTTGACAGTAGCTTAATTAACTCTTCACCAAGCGCACCCGAAAAAGCTTCTTTTTTAAAATTATTTGAAGCTTCAATAAATTGATTAAAAATAGTATTTTTAATACTGCTATCTTTTATCTCTTTAGGTGAACTATAAAAAATAAGACCAAAAATATCTTTTATGGTAGAACTTTCTATACTAACAATTTCATTTAAACACATGTAAATATTAGTAATTAAAGTAGTATTATCTCCTCCAGCGCTATTTACTTGACCAAATTGCTTATTAATATTATATTTTTTATAAAAATTATTCATATATGTTTCTATATTCTTTAAAGCCAATGTAGGGTTGCCCTTACCCATTCTACCATCGGTGCCCTTTACTTCATAAGTTACTGTTCCAATTTGCAGGGGTATGCTATTATAATCACCTCTTTGAATTTCTATATCACCCCCGCCTATGGCCTTCCTTGCATTTTTATAAAAAATAGTTAATCCTAACTCAACCTTACCCAGATTAGCACTTCCCCTACCAACAGTATTAAGCATTGCTCTAATCAATTCCGGAGAGGTGAGATATTTATTTTTTGTTTCTTTATATATTACATCAACTAAATTACTTCTACCCTGCGGTGGTAGGTTATTAATTTTATTTGCAGGTTTACTTAAATCTACCAAAATACCTTTAACATTTGCGTATTCTATATTTTTATCTTTATTATTATTCATTTTTCTAAGTTTACCTACTATAATCATTGCGGCATCTTCAGCTCCCTCCCCACCTCCTCCGATAATTTTTTTAGCTATATCAATTAATTCGCTTTCACCTTGTTTTTCTTCTTCCGGGGTAGTATACGCTATAGGAGTTTCTGTTTTCTTAATTTTTCTACCGAGTATCCTTCCCATTTCTGCCTTAGGAAGTGTTCTTCCTTCTTCAGGCTCTATACCAGGCAAATGAAATTGTACGGAAGGCTGCGTATAATGCTTCTCCCTCCCTTGCTTAAGCTCTTCTCTTAAAACTTGTTGTCTCGGTAATAGGGGTACAGACTTAGCAAAAGATTCAGAAAGATAAACTTGATCTAAGCTCCTGTAAGGCTTCGACTTCATTTTTATTATGCAGCAATATCATTGCTGTACCGTTTCATTATATTGAGAATTTCTTTATACTTTGCCATAAAATTATTTTCATTTATTGAATTCACAAACTTTTTAAAATGTGGATTTTCAATTTTTTGAGGATTATCCTGATAATTTTCGTTTGCAGCTATTGCAGCCTGCAGACCTTCTCTAACCTCAGTAGCATTTTCTTTAGTTATCGGTGTAGTAAAGAGATCGTCTATTGAACCTGCAGGTATGTTCATTACCAGGGCTTTTGCTAGCAACCTAACAATATCTACGTAGCCTTCTGGGGGCACGGAATTTGCTTTAGGAGCTTCCTGAGGCGCGACATTAGGCTGAGGTGCCTCTGCGGCCGGTGCTGGCGCTGCAGCGTCTTGAGGCTGCATATCTGCTTCTGTTACAAGAGACATGTATTTGTTAAATGAATCAATAAACCCCATGTATATATTTATCTTATTAAACTATAAGAAGTTGCTTTGTTTTAAGACGATTAAAGTAATCTTTATTTAAGAAAATTAAATCATTTTTCTTAGTAAACGTCTTTATTTTACTAAATGTAAACTTTTCAATATCAAATTTATCTAGATAATTCCTTACGCTCAGTACTATTTCGCTGCCTCTACCATCATTTTTAGAAAGTAGATGAGATAAAAATTCAAAGGAAATATTTGTAGTAAAAATTTTAATAGGAAGAAGTTTTCTTATTTTTAAAAGAATATTATTAATTGCTGTCAAAACGTCTTTTTCTGAAAAATATTTTAAAATTTGCATACTTTCGATTTGCGTATTATTAAAATACACAACATTTTTCTCACTTGTTTTTTCATTAAGAAGCTGTTCGCAAATACCAAAAATAATATGATGATAGAAGAATTTTTTTGCTTGCGTGCCGATTTTAGGCTTTATAAGGTTAAATTTATGCAGATCATTAATAATATTAACTTCTATCTTTTTTTCAAATAAATGATTAAAATTTATTAACCTAAAATTATATTGTTTAAATTCCATTTTACGAATCATAATATATGTAATTTAAATTTGTTCAAGAAATTTTTTTGGCGGTCGACCTATTCTTACATTTATAATACCATTATAATAATCATCTCTTAATAAAACATTATTTTTAATTTGCTCAAATATTTCAAAATAGGCTAACTCCCATTTTGAATTACAAGTTTTTAAAATTTTAAAAATAAATTTATCCTTACCGTATTTTTTTATATCTTCATTTAGCTCTGTAGAAGAGCTGGTATATTCTCTCCAATCAGATTCTTTTATTTCAATTCGCTTATTCTTTCTTCCTTTTAACGGAGCTCTTTTAAGCTTCGACTTACATTGTTTTTTACCAATATACTTTTTATTTGTTGCGGTATTAGTTATTTCGTAAATAAAGCCGAACGTAGATTCTTCCAGTTTTACTGAATCTCCGAGAATCCAATGTCCTAGTTCCACTTAACTATTTACTTACAGCTCTAAGCCTGGCAAAGGCCTTCTTTGTATTTTTAATTTTGTTTTTTTACCCTTTTTCTTAAGCCCTAAAGCTTTAGGCACCCTTGAATCTCCCGGGGCATATGCATTGTCAGTTTGAGAAGGAAATTGATTGCCCGAGGTACCTATTGCAAATAAAGTTCCAGGACCGAAAACACTACCAATACCACCTGCAACATTATCTTCATTAAGTGTTTTTATAAAAGCAGCTTCAAATAAACCTATTGATTTCATAATACTTTATGTTATTATTTATTAATGCTGTTAGACGAATATATAAAAGAACTAGAGAACGACTTAAAAATAGACGAGCTTATTCTTAAAGATTATCAGTTAAAATTACCCGGTATTAAGCATAAATGGGCAGGCAGATGCATAAGACATAAGTTAGAACTAATTGATTTAAAGAAAAGAAGAGAACTTATTAAGAAAGAATTAGTAGAAAAGATTCAAGAACAAAGCCCTGTTAAATTAGCAATCCCAGTAATAGAGCGCACAGCAGAAAAGCATAGTGATATTGTAGAAGCTGATACAAAGATAAAGCAAACAGAATTAATTATTGAATTGCTTGAAAAGTCTGAGAAAACACTCAGCTCTACATCATACGACATTAAGAATTTAGTAGACATTATTAAGCTTGAAACTACATGATCACATTTTCTTATGATACTAAAAAAAACTGTGGCATAATTTCTGGAGACAATCTAGAAGATATTCGCGAAGCTTTTTCTGTAAAAAATGAAGCTGCTTTTTTTGTAAGGCGAAAATATGGAAGATTTCTTCCGCAGCGCACATATTGTATTACTCCTACAGGTAGATTTGATTCCGGTCTTTATTATGAAATTAGAAAGCATTTAGTTAATACTCAATACGTTGGTGATGTTAAGACAGACGATGAATTGTATGATATAGTAAGACCATCAAAAACATGGTGTAATAATACACAGTTCAACACTGAAATAGTCCCTCTATCTATACCGCTTCGTGATTATCAAACCGATATAGTAAAAAAAGCGCTTTCTGTTGGGAGAGGTACAATTGTACTAGCAACTGCAGGCGGAAAAACACTTACAGCAGCTTCTCTTTTAACTAAACTATTTTTACTTCATGGTAATAAGTTTAAATGCCTGTACATAGTACCCGATCTTGGGTTAGTAGAGCAAACATACGGTGACTTTACAAGCTATAATGTTCCTTTTAAAATTCAAAAATGGACAGGTAGTTCTCATTTAGATACCAATAATCTCGGTAATGTTGTCATAGCAAATCTTGGAATATTACAAAGTAAGAATACTGATCTATCCTGGATCTCGTCTATTGATGCATTATTTGTAGATGAGGTACATAAAATTAGAAAAGGAAATGAAATTAATAAGATTATTAAGATTATTAAAACACCCGTAAGATTCGGGTTTACAGGAACTATGCCTGAAGGTTTAATAGATCAATGGAATATTATAGGTAAGATAGGACCTATAATTTATGAAAAACATAGTCATGAATTACGCTTAGAAAACTATGTAAGTAATGTACAAGTACAAATCTTAATTTTGAAGTATAAGGAAGACCCGTTTAAAGATGTTGTTATTTCATCAACCAATCTCTACAGAGAAGAGCAAAAATTTTTAATTAGAAATAATTTTAGAAATCAGGTTATAGCAAAAGTCGCATGTAAATTAACTAACAATTCGTTAATACTCGTCGATTTTATAGAACACGGTGAAGCTCTTTATAGAGTTATAAAAGAAGTATGTCCGGATAAGCAGGTTTATTTTATTCGCGGTGAAGTAGAAGTAGCTGAAAGAGAAAAGATTAGAACATTAATGGAAAATAGAAATGATATTGTTGTTGTAGCTATTTCGAAAATATTTTCAACAGGCATTAATATTAAAAATTTGCATTTTATTATTTTTGCATGCGGAGGCAAAGCTAAAATTAAGATCGTCCAATCGATAGGTAGAGGCCTTCGCTTGCATAAGGATAAGGATAAGCTTATAATATTCGACATTGCTGATGAATTTAAGTATAGTCATGCTCACATGGGCAAACGTATAAACCTTTATGAAAAAGAAAAAATTAAATACTCTACCAGAGAAATTATTGAAAGTTAAGAAAACCAGCTCTTTAAAAAAGAAGAGTAATACATCTCAGCTCGATCCCGAGCTGAAGAAAATAATTGAAACTGGAGTAATACAGGTACCAGTAGTTACACCATCAGCTAAAAAAACTGCAGCTAAAGATAAGGTGCATTATGTTAACGGAAAAGAATTCGAAGAAGAAATAAGACAGTATTATAAATCTGGGCATATAACAACAAAGCTCGGAGAAAGCCTCACTAAAATTGCTAACGGTCTATCTTATGCTCCCAACTTTATCAATTATTCTTATAAAGATGATATGATAGGAGATGCTATAGTAAAAATGTTCTCTGCATTAAGGAATAAAAAATTTAAGCTTGATACAGGGTTTAGTCCTTTTTCGTACTTTACAACTATTGCGTTTCATGCCTTTATTAATAGAATTAAGAAGGAAAATAAGCATCACGCTGCATTAGATGAATATAGAGCAAAGGTTTATACAGAACACATGATTAATCCGGAGCTAATGGGTGGCGCACACATATACGTAGAGCCAGATAAGGTCGATGACGATAATTATAACACCGCTTCATGAAGTCAGAGGAAATTAATCTTAATAAAAGTCAGGTTTGCTGTATTGGTGATTTACACATTGGTGTGCATCAAAATAGCAATTTATGGCACGATACTGCTATTAAATGGGCTACCTGGCTTAAGCAAGAGCTTATAGCTAAAAATATAAAAGATATTGTTATTCTTGGCGATGTATATCACTATAGAGATGAAATAGCTGTTAATACCATCCATATCGTTAATCAGATTTTAAAAGAATGGGAAAATTTTAATATTGTAATATTAGTAGGCAATCATGATTCGTTTTATAAAGACAGGACAGATATTAATTCACTTTCTATTTTAAACGGCTGGAAAAATATTAGAATTATTAGTAATATAGAAAACCATAATCTGTACGGTAAGAAATGCACGTTTTTGCCCTGGGGTGCTGATATATCTAATATTGAGACGAGCGATATTATTTTTGGTCATTTGGAAATCGAAAGTTTTAAAATGAATTTACACAAGCTTTGCGATCATGGGCTAAAAACCAAGGATTTACTAGATAAAGGTACTCTTATTATGACCGGGCATTTTCATCTCCGTGATGAACGTAAATATAATGACAAGACTATAGTTTACGTTGGTAATCCGTTTGAAATGGATTTCGGTGATATAGAATCTTCTAAAGGGTATTACATTCTCGATATACCTAATTTAAAATATGATTTTCATGAAAACGCTCTCTCACCTAAGCATAAAAAAATATCAATCTCTAATCTCGTTGATCAAAAAGCTTCTAAATCTGAAAATTTAAAGGCGCAAATTGAAAATAATATTATAAAACTTATAATAGATAAAAAAATATCGAGTGATACAATCGATGCATTAATACAAAAAATATCATCTTATAAGCCGTTTAGCTTAAGCGTTGATTATTCTCTTTATGATGATTCTATCGCTGTTATTGACGATCAAAATTTTGATTTATCTGGCGTTGATATGAATAAAGCAATTGAAGAATTTGTCAATCTTCTGGACATCGAGAATAAAAACAATGTATCAAAGTATTGTTTAGATCTGTATAAAAAAGCATTAGCTCTATGAGACATATTCAATTTAATAAGATTAGTATCAAGAATTTTTTATCTGTTGGTAATCAGCCAGTTGTAATAGATTTTAAAAAAGGCCTTCATATTATTACAGGTATTAATAAGGATAAGGAAGACAGAAGAAACGGCGTAGGTAAATCTACAGTAGCAGATGCAATTTATTTTGGTGTGTTTGGTGAGACTTTACGTGACCTCAAAAAGGAAAATATTATTAATAATATTAATAAAAAAAATTGTGAAATTATTTTAGATGTAACTATTCAGAATTTTGATAGCAAGGAAGAACTTCAAATTATAAGAACATTAGAACCATCAAAATGTTTTATATATATAAACGGAGACGATAAAACCAGAGATTCAATTTCAAACACTAACGCTTTTATAACATCAAAATTTAACTGTACACCTGAAGTATTTCAAAACTGCGTAATAATGACGGTTAATAATACTATACCGTTTATGGCTAAGAAAAAGCAAGAGAAAAGAAAATTTATTGAAGATATCTTTAATCTTAGTGTTTTTGGAAACATGTTAAATTTGCTCAAGGTAGATATAGCTGAAAAGAAGAAAACTTATGATATAGAAGTAGCGAAACATGATGAAATTACTAAAACTATCTTAAATCATAAAAAACAAAAAGAAAATTTCTTGATTGAAAAACAAAGAAAGAAAGAAAAATACGAAACACGTAAGCAAAATAATATTGTTGAAATAAATGATATAAGCAAAAAATTAACTAACTTTGAACTACCTAATGTTGATGACTTAGGTAAGCAAATTATAGAACAAGAGAAAAATATAGAAAAGATTGATAAAAAACTGCAAGAAGTCCGTCATTCTATTTCAGAAAAATCAACCTTAATAACACAGCTTAATAAAAAGCTGCTTAACGTAGGCACCGATAAAGATGTATGCCCTACTTGTTTGCGCCCAATTAAGGATACAGATAGAAATCACATTAAAACAGAAAAGAATAAGATTAATACCGAAATAGATACATATAATTTGGATATTGAGAGCGGTAAGAAAGATGAAAGTACATTTAAAAAAGCACGCGAGACTGTTGAAAGTAAGCTACTGTTACTAAGAGAAGATACCAATGCATATAAGCATAAACTAAAAGAAAAAGAAAACTTACAGCAAAGATTAAATCAATTAAACCAGTGGCAAGTAGAATTGGAACAAGATCTTAAAGATATTGAAAAGGACAACGATTCATTTGATGCATTTATTAAAGAACAAAACGAAAGGCTAGAGACAGTTAAGAATGAGATTGAGGAATTAAAAATATCTTTAAATAACTTAGATGTAGTTAAGTTTATTGTATCCGAAGAAGGTGTAAAATCATATATTGTAAAGAAAATGTTGCAGCTGTTTAATAGTAAGCTTGCTTATTACCTTAAGAAAATGGACGCAAATTGTATCTGTACGTTTAATGAATATTTTGAAGAAGAGATTGTTGATAATAAGGGTAAGCCCTGCTCTTACTTTAATTTTAGCGGTGCTGAGAGAAAAAATATTGACTTAGCATGTCTTTTCACCTTTATGGACATCAGACGTCTTCAAGGAGATATATCTTTTAATTTTAGTATATATGATGAATTATTTGACTCGAGTCTCGATGAAAAGGGTGTGGAGTTGGTTATTGGTATATTAAGAGAAAGAGTAGAAAAATTTAATGAATGTATCATGGTTATAAGTCATAGAAAAGAAAGCATTAAAGCGGCTACCGGAGATATTATATATCTAGAAAAAAGTAATGGTATTACCCGTAAAGTTGATTATAAAGAGGTTAGCATATAATATAATATATGGTTGTCTCTCCTTACGTTTCGCCTTTTGTTTCGCCTACTGTGCAGCCGTTTGTACCTATTAATCAAGGTCAACGCACCCCCACAAAGCAGACCCCTCCTAGGCCACCAGAATTAGAACTTACTAGAGGATTAAATTATTACGCAGATTACAGCGGCTGTGGGTTCTGGAGAATGATATGGCCAGAGCATATGCTTAATGCTTATCAAAAGATGGTTATTCACGGCAGTACAGTAATGTGCTTTGATCCTAATTATTTTAGAGGCGTTAAAGCTGTTAGAATTCAAAGACAAGCTACAGCGAGTCAGTTAAGGTTTGTGCAGTTTTTAAAAGAAGTTAGCAAGCAACACGGATTTAGAATAATTTACGAAATTGATGATTTAGTTTTTAAAGAAGACATTCCCGATTATAATAAGTTTAAGCCAGCATTTACTGATCCTCAGATTCGTGAAACTGCACAGCAAATTATGAGTTTGTGTGATGAAATTACTGTGACATGTAAATTCATGAAGGATTATTATTTTGATAAAACAAAGCACAAAAACATAACAATTATTCCAAATTACCCACCAAAATATTGGATGGGGCATTTTTATAATGAGAAAAAAATATCTGATAATTATGATGAGTTTGATAAAAGACCAAGAATTATATATGCCGGGTCAGGTGCACATTTTGATGTAGAAAACCGCATCAATCAACAAGATGATTTTGCACATGTATGTAAAGCTATTATTGATACAAGACACAAGTACAGATGGATATTCTTAGGCGCATTTCCCCTGCCATTAAGACAGTACGTCGCCAATGGTGATTTAGAGTTCCATCAGTGGCAACATCTCTATAATTATCCTGAGAAGCTTTATAATCTTAAAGCTAATATGTTCGTCGCACCACTTCAAAACAACACATTTAATAAAGCTAAGAGTGATTTAAAATACATAGAAGCTTGTTGCTTCGGGCTACCAATTGCATGTCAAAATTTAGTTACTTATGAAAATGCTCCAATAAAATTTGACACTGGTGAGCAAATGATTGGTCAAATTGAGGACACCCTCTCTAAGAAAGGTAGATACATGAATATGTGTGCTAAGGCAAGAAAAGTTGCTGAAGAAAGGTGGCTTGAAAATGACGACAATTATATGAAGTATTATGAACTATATAATTTTCCTTGTGGGGATTCTAATAGAAAGCTATTAAATTCATTAAATAGTTATGAAAAACCTAACTAAAAAAGAAATTAGAAAATTAGAAGAAGAAGGTAGACTTAGAGATTTGGTTGAAATATGGGTCGACCGTCATAATCATAAGTTAGAGCTTTTAAGGACATTTACTAGCTTAGTCGCCGCTATATGTTCAGCAATAGTTTTATTTAAAATAGTTTTGCACCTTTAATTGAATAATATATAATCTATTTGTGTATCGTAATGTTGCCTATATTCCTAGAGACCAAGTTATGCGTCTATTTACATGGGACGCGGAGGGCAAACGTATTTCATATGATACAACATTTGAACCTTATATTTTCTTAGAAACAAATAATCATAGCGATTGCAAGAGTATTTTTAATACGCCTTTAAAGAAAAAAAGATTCAAGAATCAAGCAGAGCGCTCAAGATATATTAAAGACAACAAAATAACAAGAATCTTTGAAAATATTAACGTACAGCAGCAATTTCTTATTGACACTTTTTGGGAAAAAAACGAGCTAAATGAGTTTAGTAAAAATGAGTTAAGAGTGCTGTTTATTGATATTGAAACTTATAGTCCTGATTCGTTCCCTATACCTTCTGATCCGCAGCATGTAATTAATATTATAACTGTTTATGATACGTTAAGAAAGCAATTTATAACGTGGGGATTAAAACCTTATCATACTAAAAAAGAAAATTGTACTTATATATATTGTAAGACCGAAAAAGATTTACTATCAAAATTTCTAAGTTACTTTACATCTGATTATCCGGATATTCTTTCAGGATGGAATAGCGAATTTTTCGATGTACCTTACATTATTAATAGAATTACAAGAATTTTAGGTGAAGATGAAGTTAAAAGACTCTCTCCAGTCGGATATATAAGGCCTATAGTTTTTACTGGTAAGTTTGGTAAAGAACAAGTACATTGGCATATTGAAGGTGTATCGTGTGTAGACTATCTAGACATATATAAAAGATTTTGCCCCACTTTACGCGATTCATATAAATTAGACAATATTGGTGAAATAGAGCTCGGTGCAAACAAAGTAGATTACGGCGATACCAATCTCGCTTCTCTAGCAGATGATAATTGGGAGCTATTTGTCGATTATAATATTCAGGACGTTAATTTGCTCGTTAATCTAGAGAAAAAGCTTCAATACTTACAGCTTTTAAGAATGATAGCTTACGCAGGTCTTACTACGTTTGAAGGCGCACTTGGATCATTGTCTGTTATTACTGGTCTATGCGCTATAAGATCACGTAGTAAGAATCAACGCATACCTACTTTTAATAAGACAGGATTTACTGAGGAACAAAACGCAGGTGCATATGTCGCTGAGCCGAAAAAAGGATTTCAAGAGCATATTATATCTTTTGATGCTAACAGTCTATATCCTAATGTGATGATTACTTTAAACCTATCACCCGAAACTAAGGTCGGTACAATTATAGACAAAAATGATAAAGAAATCGTCATAAAGCATATTAATGGCCAGACTTTTAATCTATCACACAGTAGTTTTATGGAGTTTATTAAAAAAGAAAAAATATCTATCTCTAAAGCAAAAGTACTTTTTACACAAAAAGAAAAAGGTATTATTCCTTCTATTGTGGACCATTATTATAAAAAGAGGGTCGAAATTAAAAAGAAATTAAATTCTTTAAAAAGAAAAAACATAACAAGTACAGATCAAGAAAAAGAAGCGGTTAAGCATGAGATGGATAATCTTAACATAACGCAACACACTATCAAGATTTTAATTAACACGATTTATGGCTACTTTGGTAATAAGCATAGCCCTCTTGGTGATGACGAATTAGCAGAGTCTATTACACTAACAGGTCAAGCTGTTATTAAGGAATCTAACAGACTTTTAGAACTGTATATAAAAGAAAAAGCTAATTTAACAGACAAAGAAATAGAGCAGGAGAGCCCTATTATATACAATGATACTGATAGCTCTTATATTTCTATAAAGCACTTAGTAGATAGAACGGGTTTAAGAATGTTTGATAAAAATAAAAAAATAGCACCTGAATATTATAAGCAAGTTCAAGATATTGAAGACTATTTAAATGAAAATATTGTTAAATGGGGTGAGCAGGCATTAGGTTCTATAGATTGTAGATTTGTATTTAAAAGAGAAGCTATAGCTGATTCTGGATTATTTCTTCAGAAGAAACGATATGTATTACATGTATTAGATGAAGAGGGTATTCCCTGTAATAAATTTAAGTATACGGGCGTCGAAGTTGTGCGTACAACAATGCCCGCACCTATCAAACCATATGTAAAAAGAATTATTGAAACCATGCTACTTACAAAAGATCTTAGCTTAACAAATAAAGTTTTTAATGAAACTTATGATATATTTAAAAAATTGCCTGTAGAAGATATAGCTTTCGTTATGGGAATTAAGGGATATGAAAAATATGCTTCACAGTGCGATGGCTTTAATACCGCAAAGCACATGCCTATTCATGTTAAAGCTGCTTATTTTTATAATCTCTTATTGGACAGGTTCTCCACTAAAACAAAATATGAAAAAATATCATCAGGTGATAAAGTTAGATATTTTTATGCTAGGCAGCCTAACAAATTCGGCTTATCTACTATAGGATACAAATATAATTATCCTAAAGAATTTGCAGATATTTTTGAACCCGATCATGAATTGATGTTCGAGAAAATTATATTTTCAGTAATAGAAAGATTTTATGAAGCTGTGAACTGGAAGCTTCAATCACCCGGAAGCCAAGTTCAAACTGATTTATTTGAACTACTAAAAGTATAGTTGATTTTTTAAAGAAACATATAAAATATATTTATGAGCCAAAAGAACCTTATTACTTTTATTGATCACATCGGAAGAACAATTCTAGCTGAACAAGTAGAATCAGACAAAAATTCTCTTACTGTTAAGAATCCCGCTATTATTCATGTACAGCCTACGCAAAATGGTCAGCTTAATGTACAAACTATTCCGCTTTATTTTAGAGAGTTTGTTGGCGAGAAGTCGCGTAATAATGGAACTTCTTGGAAGTTTAGCCTAGACACAATTGTTATTGGACTCGATGTAGATAATGATCCTCGCTTGATTGAGCAGTATAATAAGTTATTTGCTCCTGTTGCCGCTCCTACTACTAATAACGGTGAGCAAGTAATTAAGTTGTTTGACGAATAATTTTACTTGTTTTCTCTAAACATTCCATTATACTAGGACTATGAGTAAAGACCTTAGTAAGATATTTGCATCATTAGATAAGCTTAACAGTGAAGCTTCTTTTTTAAACGAAAATGCACTTAGCAAAGTTGATGAGTGGTTTGATACTGGATGTTACGCTCTTAACGCTATACTTGGTGGTAGTTGTAGGGCTGGTGGTGTACCTAAAGGGAGAATAACCGGATTCTCTGGACCTAGTCAGACAGGTAAGACATTTATTGTAAATAAGATCCTTGCTACCGCGCAAAAGAAAGGCCTTACCCCTGTTATATTTGATACCGAAATTGCTATTGATGAGAATAGTACTAAGGGTGTAGGCTTAGATCCTGAAAATGTCAAATATGTACCAGTAGATACTATTGATCAGTGTCGTAATCAAGTTAGCGCATTACTTGATAGTATTATTGAAAACAATGCAAAAGGTAAGTTTATTATTAGTATTGATAGTCTTGGTAACCTAGCATCGCAGAAAGAGCTAGATGACGTAGCTAAGGATAAATCTGCATCTGATATGGGTCTTCGTGCAAAATCATTAAAGAGTATGTTTCGTACTCTGACCTTTAAAGCCGCTAAAGCCGGCGTTACAATTTTGTTTACTAATCATACATATGATGACCCGGCTTCAATGTTTCCCAGTCTTGTAAAAAACCAAGCTGGAGGCTCAGGACCTGTATATATGGCTAGTATTTTAGTACAGCTAGCTAAGCGTCATGAAAAAGAAGGTGAAGGTGATTCCATGGATGCTGAAGATAAGAAGTTAGCTGAAGCTAACAAATATAGCGGTACAACGCTTAGAGCGTTAACTGTAAAGAATCGCTTCCTTCCCCCGTTTTTAGAGACAGAAATGTATCTATCCTTTAAGACCGGTCTTAACAAGTATAGCGGTTTACTTGGTATGGCAGCAGTGAGAGGCATCGTTGAACAAAATGGTGCAACTTATACCGTCGGTATCACAAGTGGTAAGTATAAGAAGGGCGATAAACTAGGATATGCAAAGACATTTGCAAAAGATCCCGCTTTCTACGAGGAATTTATTATCCCTGAACTCGACAAGCGCTTGGCTGAAGAATACAAGTATAACGCAAATGAAGCGCAAGGCGAAGAAGAACCCGTCGAGTAAAGCTGTAGTCCCTATTTCCGGGGGAATGGACAGCTCTGTACTACTACATTTAGCTGCTAGTAGGTATGATGAGATCATAGCTGTAAACTATGACTACGGTCAAAAGCACAGAGATAAAGAGCTATTATGCGCTACTCTACAGATTGAATCACTGGACATGCCAGTGACATATCAATCCATTAAATTACCGTTTTTTAAGGATATTTGTCAGATTTCATCTCTCCTTAACAACAAGATTGCAGTTGCTAAAGCCAAAGACGTAATGGGCGATCCACAAACGGTAAACTATGTACCTTACCGTAACTTAATGCTTCTTAGTATATCTCTGGCAATAGCAGAGAACGTAGGGGCTAGCACTGTTTTTCATGGAGCAGCACAGGCCGATAGCGTTGCCGGGTTCTGGGATGGTAGTGAAGAATTCTTAGAGCAAATTAATAAAGTATCGGCTTTAAACCGAAGAAACAAGATTACCATTCAAGCACCGTTAATCGATAAATCTAAAGCAGAAATTATAAAATTAGGTATAAAACTAGGAGTAAATTTTAAGAATACCTGGACATGTTATGAAGGAGAAGAACGAGCTTGTGGTGAATGTACAGCTTGTTCTTTAAGAATAAAAGGCTTTATAGATGCCGGTTATATAGACCCATTACCCTATAAAATTTCAATACCTTGGGAAAAATATAAGTGTAAAAATATTACTGTTTAATTTTTGAAACTAAATTAATCTCCGTAACTAAAACCACCTGCATCATAGCCACGACGACCGCCTATAGCGCCCATGGATCTTAACTCACTAGTTACATCATCATCCTCAGGATAATCTTCAACATTTGGCGCCTCACCGGTACCTTCACCCTCTTTTTGCTTAGCTTCTTCTGAAGGTATATAACTGTTTTTATATTTTAAAGAGTCTATAAAATCAGTAACCAATTCTTTATCTTTAGCTTTAGACTCATCAAAGGCTCTAGTTATAGCTTCAATAACCTCATTTCTTAATTCCGGTGAATCATATAAATCACCCTTACTAACAGTAATTTCATCAGGCAATTCAACAAATATAGGCTGCCACTCTTTAATAAATCTGACTGCAGAATTTTTTACAAAAGATTTTTCACCCGATACTGAAGCAGGTGTCGTAGGAGTCGCAGGGGTTGAATCACCTACCGGTGCATTAGTAGCTTTACCCTCTACACCTGCAGTTACAGCTTGCTTAACCTGAACCGGGCTAGCAACAGCACCACCTTCAACATCAACTCTCAATACATTTAGTAAGTTGTCAACCACTCTTGCTGTATATCTCGCTTCTGTTGATCCGAGTTTAAGCTCATTTTTAATGAGATTTTCTAATTCAGATCTAAATTTCATTTTACTTCCAGGGTAATAAAGCTGATATTCTTTACCATCAACTGTATGTGCTTCGGGCTTAAAGAGCTTAGTCTTTATAACATTTAATAAATGATTTGCTATCTCTGTCTTTGATTTATTTTCTCTAGCTGCAGCCTTGCCTATACCATAGCCTTTACCCGGGGCCTTTTCTATATCACCGGTATACCCTAAGTCGTCCGCGTAAATAGGTGCTTCTGATACGACTTTCTTATTTAAATAGGCTTCGAAAATAAACTTTGTATCTTTGTTCATCTTGAATTATTTATTGTTTCTATTATAATATTTAAGGAGGTAATATACTATTTGCGGAATATTTGGATCTAAAGAGTTTAACAATTATGTTAAACTCTATAAGAATAATAAGAAAAGAGGTACTTTCTCTTACGGCGGGCTTTTGATAAACACAAAGGTACATGCTATCCTTAAAACAGCTGGTGTTACTAGTCTCTCTAATAAGCTTACCATTGAATACGGTAAGAAGAAAAAGTCTATTACCGATTTTAACTATTTTCTAGGACATACACAAGCACCAACCTCTGCACAAAGATCTTATACACCACAAACATCACATCCTTTTCAATACAAGGATTGGATAATAGCCCACAATGGGGTTCTTACGAATGATAAGGGTATTAAGAATAAATTACCAAACAAAAAATCATATAACACAGTTGACTCTTCTGTTATTGCTCCATTAATTGAGATGAATTTCTTAAAATATGATGATGAAATTACTGCCATAGTAAAAGCGCTTTCAAGTTTACAAGGAACGTTTGGTGTTTGGATTTTTAATCAAAAATCCGGTAACATTTATATTGCTCGCTCTGGTAGTACATTGTATGCAGATTTCTTGAATAATTCATTTTCCTCTCTACCCGAAAAAGATTATGTTGCACTTGAAGAAGGACTGCTCTATCTTCTCACAAAAGAAGGAATAACCAGCGTTGGTAAATTTACGACCAACTCACCATTTTTTACATGAAAATAGCTGTATACAGTGTAACAAGAAATAAAATTACTGATACCATCTTACATAAGAGCGTTTATCCTTTAGATAAAACATTTGACTTTTACTGCACAGAAGACAATACAACAGGACTTAGTAAGAGGTATAATTTATTTTTATCAACAAAAGGCAAGGAATATGATTATGTTGTCTTTGTTCATGACGATGTATTTTTAGATGATAAAAGAATGGTTGAAAAACTTTCGAGAGCTCATAAAGCTTATGATATTGTAGGGCTAGCTGGTGGTTTAAATCCAAAAATAACTCAACCTGCATTATGGCACTTGATGTGCGGAGGGTTTAGCGGCGGTAATCTCCGAGGTGCGGTGGCACATCCTTGCTCTAAAGAACAGTTAATGGTTACCAATTTTGGCCCTTCGCCTGATAGAGTTGCAATTTTGGACGGACTTTTTTTAAGTGTTGATGTAAGAAGAGTAAATTCAGTAGGCTGGAAGTTTAATGAAAATTACGACTTTCATCATTATGATATTGCTAGCTGTATAGATGCAAATAAAAAACAACTTAGATTAGGAGTAGCACCTCTATGGGTGGTCCATATTTCTCCTGGTCTCCTTGACGTGAATGATGAAAGATTTGTAGCTAGTCAAGAAAAATTTTTATCAGAATACAGTAGTAACAAGTAAAACTGTATATATAATGGGATTATGGGGAAATTAGATTTAGATTATTTTGAGACAGTAATAGCGTACAAGAGTCTTACAGATGAAACATATCTAGCTTCTGTTGTTGATTACATTAAACCTATATATTTTAAAAATAATGATATTAAAGCCATTTTTCAAATTATTAGCGACTTTTACGAAAAGAGAAGTACAAAGCCAACTATAACTGAAATAAAATCATACTTAGTTACTGATGAACTCAAGACATCTTTAAAAAATGTTGTCAGTTTGTTTGCAGGAATAGATAAAAATCTGAATAATGATGAACTCTCTACAAACACAGAAGTGTTTTTAAAAGAGAAAGCCGTTTATCATACCATGATGGATGTGGTGGATGACATTAATAAAAATTCAGTAGATACATCTAAAATTTTAACTAAATTTGAAAAAGCTTGTAATATTTCCTTAGCAACAGACATTGGTTTAGATTTATTTGTAGATATTGATAAGATTGTTGATGATTTAAACACCACTGAAAAATATATACCAACGAAATGGAAATGGCTTGATGATAAAATCGGCGGCGGGCTTTTAGAAAATGGAAGATCATTGTATTTGTTTGCAGGAGAGACAAACATAGGTAAAAGTATCTTTTTAGGAAACGTTGCCATAAATTTAGCAAGTCAAGGCAAGACTGTTCTTCTCGTCTCTCTAGAAATGCCAGAAATGATATATGCAAAGAGACTATGCTCTAGTGTTTCAAAGATTCCATTAAGCCAGCTCAAGATAGAATCAAGCACGTTACAAAGTCAGATATCTGAATACTGTGTAGAGAACCCCACATCAAAAATAATTATTAAAGAATTTCCTCCTGCATCAATTACTGTAAATAATCTTAAAGCTTTCATAAAAAAACTTACACAAAAAGGCATTAAGATTGACGCTATTGTACTAGATTACGTTAACCTGCTTCTATCTACTGTAGGGGATACTAGTTATGAGAGAATTAAGATATGTACAGAACAACTCAGAGCTTTATCCTATCAATTTAACTGTCCTGTAGTATCTGCGACACAGTTGAACAGAGATGGATATGAAATATCTGACCCCGGTCTTAAGACAATTTCAGAAAGTATAGGGCTTGCTATGACAGGCGACGTAATATTAAGTATTTGGCAAGAAGATACTGATAAAGAACTAGGAGTTATAAAGATGGGACTTATGAAAAACCGGTTTGGACCTAACTTTGGACACTGTTCTATGCGAATAGATTACTCTACATTAACCATTACTGAGGATGAACATATTAATGATACAGAAGGGAGCGCATCGTCAATAAACACATTAACTAAATTATCGTTGTAATAGATGGATTTATAATAAATAGTCAATAATTAAGATTGATTGTGAAAGGCTTTGATCCCTCAGAACATATTACAGATTACGAGCTTACACATCTATTTCTATCTTTTTGCTCTTTTGTAACACTTATACACACAAAAAAGCTTAATTTAGCTAATGTGTTTATATGCATTTTAAAAGACCAAGTAGTAAGAGATCTTTTTACTTTATATTGTGATTTAAAAAATGATTTTACAGCTGTAAAATTCTTTTTACAATTTGATTCTAGCTTATATAAAAGTAAATATGTAATGAAATATTTAAACAACGCAAAAAAGAAAAATAAATCTTATGAGTTATATAGTACACGCAGAAGTTAAATTAAACACCAAGAAGAGCACTGACAAAGCTTATTTTGAAAAAATGTATAATAAGTTTAATAGAGAATTTATGCAATCGGGTGTTATAGAGCAGTTAAAATTAAAAAGATGTTTTTATAAGCCTAGCGTACTTAAAAAGGTTAAAAAAGAGCTTGCAAAATTTAAGTGGAAGTACTACAATTATTGAATGACGTTTTCAGAGAAGCAGATTTATAATAATTTCTTAAAAATATCTAAGATTGCTAATAAACAACCTTTTCGTTTTAGAAAGAATTTTGATAAGTTTGATGAAAATAAATTTATACTAGTTAAAAAACTAAAGCTTTTTTTTACAAAATTTAATTATATTAATCAGGAGGATTATTTCAGAGCACCTTACGAAATATACCCTGACGAGTCTTATTTTCCTTTAGACTATTATACATCTTTAAAGGCAACAAAAGCCTATACCCTCTACATGAAAAAAAGAGAAAGTTTAGATCCTGATAGCGATGAGCAGCTTTTAAATATTAAAAACAGCTTAAAGTACATATACAATTTCTGCAAACAACATAATATTTCACCATCAAATTATATTTCTCATAAAACTAATAATGAGTACTCTTTTATTTTGCATTTAAAAGAACATAAAGTCAATCTTTTTGCTTTACTAGGATTTAATGATTTTGAAAAAAATATTAAGCTAAGAGACCCACAGGTTATAAAGTTTATTTTAGGAGAAGATACATATAATAATATATCTACTTTTAAGACAAAGCTCTTTAATTCAAAAAAAGCTATTAATTTAGTCACACTTGGCTTAAAAAAAATAATAAATTGTTCTTGATTTTTTTATAATATAATTTATTATTAAATTATGAGTACATTTACCACGTCGATGTTTGAAAGTATTAAAGGAGCTTTGACTAAGAGCAATGAATCTACAAATTCTAAAATTAAGGATTATTTAAAGTGTGATGTTGGAAACACCTATACAGTACGCCTTTTACCTAACGTAAAAGACCCTTCGAAGACATTTTTTCATTATTATTCCTATGGCTGGAATAGTTTTACTACTGGGCAGCTAGTTACTGCAGTAAGCCCGACTACTTGGAATCAGCGCGACCCTATTGCTGAAGAAAGATATAGAATCCTAAGAAATGGTACTGAAAAGGAAAAAGAAAAGGCATTAGCCATTCGCAGACGCGAAAATTGGTTAGTAAATGTTTATGTAGTTAATGACCCTGTTAATTCTGATAATAACGGAAAAGTAAAGGTATTAAGGTTTGGTCGCCAGCTTCATAAGATTATTATGGATGCTATTGAAGGTGAGGAAGCTTCTGAACTCGGTCCTCGCATTTTTGATTTATCCGCTAAGGGATGTAATCTAAAGATTAAAGTAGAAAAGCAGGGAGAATACCCTACATACGTCTCATCTAAGTTTTCTACTCCTAAAGAGATCGAAGGTCTTGACGACGATTCGCATAAGCAAATTTATAATTCAGCGTTTGATTTAGAATCCTATGTCACGGTAAAGAGTTATGATGAATTGAAGTCTATTCTTGACGTTCATTATTTCGGTACTAAGGAAGAAGAGAGCGATGTTATTGAGAGTACACAAGCAACTGTTAATACAGCTGCTCCAGTTCCCGTAGTAGCTAAGAAACTAGCTAAGCCTGTTTCTAAGGAAGATGATGAATCTATTAATGAGCTGTTAAAAGACTTATAATATGGATTCTTTTAGGTCTTTATCTCCAGAAGAAATAAAGCTAGTCACATTACAATTTATGGGCCAGCATTTATCTTCAGAAATTAAAGAACTAAACAACAACTTAGTTAGTAAGAGTGCAACACTAAGCAATCTAAGTATGGACCCTAATAGGGTATTAAACACCATACCTTCAAGCGCGCCTAACACTTATTCTACTACAGTTAATGCCGGTATTAATGTAACTCAACCACAAGTACCTGTAAATTTGGCTCCCGCAGCAGCAGTTGTTGTACAATCACCTATAGTCAACGATCCTAATCAATTAGAGTTTGATTTTAATAGCAGTAATTACGCAAAGCTAATATTTGATAGACTAGATTCTATTGATAGAAAGCTTTCGAAATTAATAGATAATAATTGATTTTTAATTTTTATCTAATATTATATTTTAATGCAGCTTAAATTATCCTCAAAGGACGCTTTTTTAAATACCTATATTTCTTTATTAAGCAGGGTTGCCGATTCAGCTGTTATTAACGTTTCTAAAGGTAAGTTACACTGCTTAATTGCTACAAGCGATAATACTATAGTTGTTAGCGGTGATTATAATGATAACTTAATTGACCTTGAAAAGGTTCTTAATATACCTGATCTAAAGAAACTGTATAGAGTCCTTAGTTGTATAGAAACAGAAGATTTAACCCTAGACGTAGCATTAAATCATATAGGTTATTCGAATAGTAATATTAGATTCAAATACCATCTTTATGATGATAATATTATTTCAACACCAAAACTTAATATTAGCAAGCTCGATTCATTAGAATTTGATGGTAAGTTTACATTACCATACAGTTCTATTATTAATTTGATTAAAGGCAGCTCTATTACAACTGAATCTAATAAGATTTATTTGAGCGTTAAAAATAATATTGTTTTTGGCGAGTTAACTGATAAAACTAGACCTAACATTGACTCTTACGGAATTCAAATTTCTGATAATTATTCAGGCACACAGTTCGCTATACCCTTACCCTTGAATTTTGAAATATTTAGAATAATTTCTTCTATGAGATGTAAAGAACTAAATGTTAATTTAGTTACTAAAATGGGTGTAGTTGTAATGGATTTAAGTTTTGAAAAAACACAATTTAAATTTGTTATTTCTGCACTATCAAATTAAATGAGTAAGAATAAACTTAGAACACCCAGTTATTTTATTAAAAGACTTAGAGACAACGGCTTTATAGTTATAAAGCTATTTGCTGTTTACAGTAAGTCTGATCCACGTCAGTGGACAATAATGGTTAATCCTAGCGAAACATCTGTATTAATAACATGCTATGCAAATAAAAATAATATAAATGAAATTTTATTTGAAATAGATGATGGTGGAAGAAGAATACCTAAAAATTTCTTTATAAAAACAGATAGTATAGAAGTTATTGTTGATTATCTAATAAGACACGGTATTACTAATAATGTTGAGTATCAAGGTAAGAGCAGATATTTGTCGAGGAGATTAAATAATAATGATGAAAGACAAAAAGCCATCCAAGGATGAAAGTGCTAGTAAAGGCTTTGATCCTAATCAAAATAAGGATGTAAAAGACCTCACTCACAAAGCATTGGTTTCCTATTTAAGAGATCAGTTAAAAGAAAGAGCTTCAAATAAAGCCGATCTCGATGTCCTTACTAGTCAAATTTTAGAGTTTTTAAATTGTTTTATTCTTATAGGTTATAATTTTAATGGCGAACCGGTCAGCATGATATCAGCTCACAATCAACAGGAAGCCGATTCTCTTGGCACACTAATGAATAAATTTATCTTTAATTCTCAAAAAGATAACTATGGAGATTAATTATCTGTAGTATAAAATTATATAGTGACCAATGTATTAATATTAGGCACCGGCTTTATCGGTACTTTTTTAAAAGAATTTTTAAAAACTAAAAATTATAATGTAATTGCTATTCAGCAAAGCACAGCAAATTATACAGACGAAAAAATACTAACACATATTCTTAAAACATATAAATTCGAATATGTTATTAATTGCTGCGGATATACAGGTCGACCTAACGTAGATGGATGCGAGCACAATAAAAATGAATGTTGGTTTTATAATGTAACAGTAGGTAATTTAATTGATAAGCTTTGTACGGTCTTCGATAGAAAGTGTATTCACGTATCTAGCGGCTGTATATACACTGGCTACGAGAAGGCTTTTACGGAAGAAGATATACCTAATTTTGGAGTTTTTAATCCTAACTCAAGCTTTTATTCTAAAAGTAAACATGCATTTGAAACCGTCGCTAATACAAAAAACAACGCGATATTAAGAATTAGAATGCCTTTTTGTAAGTTAAATTTAGAAAGAAATTATTTATTAAAGATATTAAAATACGATAAATTGATTAGCTATAATAATAGTTTAACTTGTGTTGAAGATTTTTGTGAATTTGTAGATAAATTAATTCAAAACTTCGTTCCTGGTATTTTTAATGTCGTCAATCCACAGCCTATGAATGCCTTGGAAATAACAAACTTACTTAAAAAAAATGGCAAGGTAAATGCTAATTGGTCTTTTGTTACTCCTTCGGATTTAAATATTGTAGCTCAAAGATCTAATACTTGTCTTTCAACTGAAAAAATTAATAAATTGAATTTTCAGCTACCAGATACGGAGCTATCATTACTAAAATGTATAAAAGCTTTATGATCTTTAAAAAAAAGCATCCTGTAAAAAGATATCTTTACGCTATTACAGGTGGTAAGTATCTCGGTGAATTATTTGTTTTTATTGAAGATAAAAACGATACGTTTAGTTTCCTATCTTTACCTGACATGAAAATAAGAGATATACCGTCTGAAAAATTTGATTTTGGTATAGAAAATAAAATTATAGATGTAGTAGAAAAGCTGCCAAAAGAAGTATTTGAAGTCTGCAAAAAACAATATTATAAAAACAAGACTGTTTTTTCTAGTACGACAGTATAAATAAAAATATGGACATGATATCACCAAAAATAATAGTCTCGCCTATAAGTGGTCAGCCAGTACGCCCTACGTTCAAGACTTACATTCGCGGCAATCAGGAAATTACTGAAGCACATTATATAGACCCTGCTTCAGGCACCTTTTTGCAAAAAGGCGTAGTTTCTATTAAAGAACTTAATAAAGCCTCGCCTGTAACTCCCGAAGAAAAGTAAAGCTTGTTTTTATTAATATAACTTTTATACTATAAGTGTGCTTATACCTCACGAATATATTCTGCAGAAATTTTATCAGTACGCTGGCTATCCAAAATTTAAGAAAATAAGCAATACATTTATAGCAGGGTGTCCTATTTGCCGTGAAGGTAAGTCATGGGGTAAAAAAAGACGATGTGTATATTTAGTTGATGAAAATAAGATTTGCTGTCATAATTGCGGTTGGTATAGCGACCCTATTAAATGGATTCAAGAAGTATCTAATCTCAATTTTAATGAAATTGTAGATGAATCTAAATCGTTTGACATCCTTCCATTAGAAGCATTAGAGAAAAAAGTCAATACAACAACTAAACCAATTCCGGAAAAACTTCCTAAAGATTCAATTAATATTTTAGATAAAAATCAAATTGTATATTATTATGACCAAAAAGACGTACAAGAAGCGCTAGGATTAGCAGAAAAAAGAAGACTAACCACAGCGATTAATAAGCCCGATACTTTGTGGGTATCTCTTAAGGACAAAACACATAAGAGACGGCTTGTTATACCGTTTTATGACTTAAAAAATGAAATTATATTTTATCAGTCACGAGCTATATATAATGAAGATTTAAAGTTTTATCCAAAGTATCTAAGTAAGATAAATGGTGAAAAGTCACTTTATAATATAAATAAAATCTCCTCTAATTTAGACTATATCTTCATTTTTGAAGGTCCAATTGATTCGTTTTTTGTTCAGAACGGAACTGCAGTTGCCGGTATTCAGGAAAATAGCCATACAATGTTCTCTCCATTACAAGAAGAACAAATATCTGCTTTTAAGCTTCATAAGAAAATATGGGTTCTTGATAGTCAGTGGAAGGATAGTGCAAGCTTAAAAAAGACGCAAAAATTAATTGATAGCAATCAAACCGTTTTTATATGGCCTGAAGATATAGGGAAACAATATAAAGATATTAACGAAATGGTAATTGATAAAAAGTTAAATTATGTAGAACCAGATTTCTTTATTAAAAACTCTTTTGATGGTATTAAAGCAAAGCTTTTATTAACTTCTATCTGTCGTTAGCCGAAATTAGATAACCCTTCATAGCTTCGCTTAGTGAGCTTAGCTCTGCAGCAAGTCTAGCTATTTTCTTTTTCTCACTTCTTGCCATATCTTCAAAAATAGAATCACACGGAGCAGCGTGTAATTGCATCTGTATTGACCCTTGATCTGTACCGTTTAAAAAAGTAATAAATGAATCAATCTGCTCAATCCATCCCTTAAGTGCTTGAATTTGCTCACCTTTTCTTTGATCAACTACTTGCTCTCTGCCCTTAATGTCAAAATCTTCTGGGGTAGCTGTATTTAATGTTTGAGCCATAGCTTCTTTATCGTCTTGAGGGGGTGTTGGTTCTTGTGCTGCTGGCGCTGCGTCTGCTTCTAAAACTACACTAAATTTACGTTCGAATAAATTCATATATTATTATTTATTAATAAATGAATAAATAATTTAGTGAAACGAAAGCTTTTATTTGAAGAAGTAATGCAATTTAATAAGTGGGTATCAGGTATAGCTTCAAGAGACCTTGCATCTCAAAAAGTTACATTAAGAGATCTTTTTAATAAAACTACAGATCAAAATCCTAACTTTGCTAAGGCCGATAAAATACTTCCATATCCTTTACCCAACGTAATAGAACAAATAGGTCAATTATACTTGTATGCTACAAACTCTAAAAGACTTTTTAAAATGGCACTATCTAACCCTGTTATAAAGAAAAATGAACTTGCAAAAGAAAAAGTAATCGATATCTACAAAAAGCTTGAACATATAGTTCAAATCATAGACAGTATTGCTAAAAACGTTGAAACGCCGGTTGCAAAAAAGCAAGAATAGTATATAATAAGTTGTGGTTAAAAAACTTATAAGTCAATTAATTCCTTTTATTGCCATTTCAATATTATTTGGGGCAGCATTCTATGCATTTAACTTTAGTTTTTTTATTGGTGTTTTATTTGGTATCGCTTTTCAGTATGTAGGGTTTTTTGCTTTTAGTACTATTCTCAACGCCGTTGTCGCTTTAAAAAATAAAAAACTAGAAAATGAAAGACTACAAGAATTATCTTTTCAAGGACTAGAAGTTGAATGCCCATGCTTTAAAAAAATTAAAGATTTTATTCCCGTGCGTTTAAATACCCCTAACTATTATAAATGCAGCGATTGTAAGAAAACTATTAGTGTATTAATAAATTCAGAGACTGCTGTAGTAACCGAGCCCGTAACTACAGATTTACCTACATTAGCCAACCCAAATGGAAATACCTGAAAGTATAGCTAAGTTAACTGCAGATGTACCGTCTACTTCTTTAAGTATAAAGAATGAGATACCCCCCATGCCATTAGATGAAATAGTTCTTCTAATAAAAAAATCACTAAGTACACAGCAATTAGCAAGTTTTGAAAAAGGCTTAGCCTTCTTACAACCAAATGTTAGTAGTGATAAACAAATTATTAAAAATTTTATTAATCTGTTAAACGAAATTTTGAATCAAACTCTTACTACTAGCGATGTTAATGAAGAATATAAATCTCAAATAAAAGTCAACACCAAACAACTAGTTGTCGGTATATCTACAGTTGTTGAATATTTATATAATATTCTTTCTACACTTAATAAAGATAAGAATTTGCTTGATGTCAAAGATATTACCCTTATTATTCTTGGATATGCAATCGGAACCTTTAAAAAAATATGTAACGGTAGAAGCTAAGAGTAAAAGCCATAAGCTTAAGAATGAAGAATATGCAAGATGGCTTTGCTTACTTGAAGCGCTAGATATTATAAGCAGAAAAGCATATCAATTCAAAATGGATCTTAACGGTAAAGAAGTAGATTGGGTCAAGCCATTAGCCTTTCAAAAGTATATTGTTGAAAGATTCGAATCTATGATAGATGAAGTAATGCAAAACGAGCATAATGTTACTATAAGCTTAAATAAAAGTAATAAATGCACTACATTATCGGAACCTGTTTTTCAATAATACCTGGCGCGCGCTATGGAGCTTTAGTAAATACTAGAGGCTTTAACCAAGGAATATTATATTCATTAATAAACATCTCTAAGAAAGACGATAAAGTAGTTTATACGTTTTACGGCAGTGATAAATCTAAAATAGAAATGAATTTTAATTCTTGTAGTGAAGGAGATAAATTTATTTCAATTTTAAGAAAAGAAATTTTACCTAATTATTACTCAGATAATTTAGAAGCTTCTTTCCCTTTAGAGAATTAGTAATATCCGCCGTAAATATTTGAATAATCTGTTTTAGAGTAATCAAATATTTCTTTCGAAGCATCATCAACAGTAAATGCATAAGGCTTATCTGCACCTGATACTGTTGTATTTTTTGTATCATCAAAAACTTGTTGGTTTTGCGCTTCTTGCTCGACTCCTGGCTCAAAAGAATATTCAAAACGCTTAGCTTTAATTAACCAAACATAATGACCTGCTAAAGGATTTATTTGCGCTATATCTTGATCAAGTCTTTGAGTTATTTCATATATATTACCATTTCTACCTCCAGGCCTATCACTTCCGTATTCTACTAATTGAAACAAGTCGCCAGATTTAGGCTCTGCGCCTGATCCAAATACCGCATAAAATGTACTAATATGTACAAAGGCTGTAACCTCATCATCCGAAACTAGACCGAACTTACTTAACATTAATGCATTTTCCTGTAAATTAATTGCTATAACAAGGTTTTGAGGTGGTGAATACCTCTGTGTAGGCTGCTCACCATAAAGCATATCTGCACTAAGTGTTGTTGTATTATTAACAATATAACCTACATTTTGCCCATAAAGGTTAATTTGCTCTCTCCAGTAGTTTGAAATCGTTTCTCTTTCACAGTTATTTTTTGCTTTATCTGTATATCTAAAGCAGGGATTATCTTCAAAAAAGAAAGGATAAACTTTAGGGTCTTTATTACCTGTATAATATTGTACACTCATTTTTTCTCTATTACAGGTACTCCTAATACCGGGTCGTGCTTTAAGATAATGCCCGTATTACCTAAAGCTTTAGGCGTTTTAAAATCATATTTTAAATTGTATTCTTTTTCTATTTGTACTAATTCGTTTTTATTAATTGTATATCTTCCAGTATTGACTCTTTTAAGCCTCTCTACTTTGCTATTATTCATCTTAGCTCTATGCATATGTGGTACAACACGCCCGGGATGCTTTGAGTGTGAAGATACATCTCTTAATACAGGATGCATATGACGCTTCTTAGTACCTATATTTTTTCCTTTAACGGACTGCTTTCCAAAAAAATCTCTAAACGTCATATAGATATTTAAGCAAAAAAAAGGGCCTTAATTTAAATTAAGGCCCAATTTTTACTATTTTTGACTATTGTATGTTATTTTAGACCAGCAAGATAAGCACCTACTTTTGATGTCTTGCTGTTAACTACATTAGCCTTGCCTTTAGGAGATGTTGGTGCACCACCTTTTACACCAGCACCTACTAGGGCATGACCCTTCTCACCATCATTTCCAACTTTATCTGTGACTTTACCATCACCAGAACCACTGGAAGTTAAACTTTTCGTTACATCGCCGACCTTATTATCTTTCTTTTGTAGACTCTGGCCAGCTGACGAGGGAAGTTCTTTCAATTCTGTGCCTTCTTTGGCAACTTCTTGATTGTCTTCGTCTTTTTTCTCGTCTTTCTTTTCGTCTTTCTTTTCTTCAGCGTTCTCTTCGTTAGCTTCATCAGAGGAAGCTTCTTCTGAACCAGCTGAAGATTCTTCACCGCTATCTTCATCACCTGCTTCTTCTTCACCTATAGCAGCCTGAAGAACGTCGCAAAGCTTCTGTGCAACATCACGAGGTAGAGTGAATGTTACTTCTTCACCAGCACCTTCTTCTTTATCACCAGGCAAACCGAGAGCTTCGGCGTCGTGTGCTTCAAGATCCTCAGGTGCACCGGACATTACGTCCTCATACAACTTGTCAAAAATAGATTTACTCATAAAAGTATTTATTGTTTGTGTTTCAGTTTTTTCAAGATTTTGAGAGAATTTTTCAGGTTCAAAAAAGTTTTCTTTTTTAGCAATTTTTTTATCTTTGGTGTCTATTATGTCTTTATTAACACCTTGAGCATTTTCTGGACCCGTATTTTTTACAAAAGCTTTTTTATCTGCTTGTGCCTCTTCAGGTTTTTTAGAATCTGCTAATTTAAAAGTATCCTTAGGAGGGAAAACCGACTTCTTTTCTTCAATTACACGCTTTTCATAGAAATTACCCATTTCTACTAGTGTTCTTGTGCCGTTCATATTAAGTATTTATTAGATTTATGCCTAAAAAACATGAAAAGCAATTTTATTTGGGTAATCAAAATCTACCTACAACCGAGGCAGTTTTTAATTACGAAGATCATCCGGAATGGGTTGAAGATATAGCTAAATGCAGAAAAAATATAATTTATTTTGCAGAAACATTCTTCTTTATTACTAATTTAGATCAAGGTAAAATGAAGATAAAACTTCATAATTATCAAAAAAAGATTTTGAGAAGTCTTAGAGATGAAAGGTTTGTCGTTCTTTTAGCATCAAGACAGATAGGCAAAACCACATTAATGACCATTTATGCATTATGGATATCTTGTTTTTTTGAAGATCAACGTATTCTTATAGTAGCCAACAAAGAGCAAACCGCTATTAATATTTTTAAGAGAGTTAGATTAGCTTATGAAAAACTACCTAATTACCTTAAACCGGGAACAGTAGAATACGGTAAAACATCGATGTCACTAGGAAACGGATCTAGCATAGGTATTTCGACGACAAGCAGTGATGCAGGTAGAGGTGATAGCTGTAATGTTCTTATTTTGGACGAGCTTGCATTTATTGATAATCATTTAGTCATGGACTTTTGGAACTCTGTATACCCTATCATTTCTTCTTCTAAAAAATCAAAAATCTTTATTGCAAGTACTCCCAATGGAACAGGTAATTTATTTCATGAACTTTATTCTGGTGCGGTTGAAAAAAAGAATAACTGGCATGCTGAAAAAGTAGATTGGTGGGAATTTCCCGGGCGTGATGAGAAGTGGAAAGAAGATACAATTAGAACACTAGGCAGTAAAGATGCATTTGATCAAGAATTCGGTAACGTCTTTTTACAGACAGGCGAGAGCGCGTTAGATGAAAAATTATTTGAAGAAATGAAATCCGATTGCACTGAACCAAAATTTGTTTTTGATGAAGGTCATTACTTGCTTTGGGAAGAGCCCGATAAAGAAAAAATTTATGTTGCAGGGGTAGACATAAGTGAGGGGGTTAGCCAAGCAGCAAGCGTGATTCAGATTTTAGATATGACAAATCTTCGTGAAATAAAGCAAGTTGCAACATACCATAATAGAATGATAAGCCCTTATAATTTTACCGCTAAGTTGCATGAAATATTACAACATTGGGGATCTCCTCTTGCTCTTATTGAGAGAAATAATTGCGGGGCACAAGTCGTCGATTCATTAAGAAATATACATTCATATGAAAATATTGTTTCCTACGGACCTAAAATCGGCGGTACAGTATTCAACAAACTAGGTGTATTAGCACATACTAATTCAAAATACAAAGGCGTTATTAATATGCGCTATTGGATAAACGAAGTCAAATCAGTAAAAATCAGAGATTTAAAAACATTAAATGAATTAAAAAACTTTGTAAGATATCCTAACGGTACATGGGCTGCAAAACCCGGTGCTGACAGCTGGGATGATAGAGTGATGAGCTTAATATGGGCATTAATGATATTAGAAAATGAACTCGTTGAAAAACATTTTGAAATTGAGCAATTTGATCAAAATAAAAAACCATTAAAAATAAAATCACTTGATTATGGTATAAAATATTTTCTTAACCCCACCTCTATTTACAGCAATGAAAAACTAACTGAAGAAGGTATAAGACCCATGCCAATTATAATACCTCAAAATCTTTCAAACTCTACATCTGATGATATTATAGAATTAGAATCACAAGGATGGAGAAGATTAAATTAATATATGGCTAATTTAGAAAATTATACTCAAAGCCCATTTAATAAATCTAGAAAAGATAAATTTTTATTTATTCTTAATCTACCAAAATGCTTAAAGGATATATCTACTAAGTTTGAGCGTAATAATGAAAAGGTAATACCTGATGCTCTTCAATTTTCTGTTTATGGCATTATTGTACCTACTATAGAAGTATTACCTGTTAATGTTCGTTATGCAGGTCAGACTTTAGTAAGTTCAAGTTATTCACGCGAGCCTTATCCAACTGTAACCGTAAATTTTACTGTAGATAATAGATTTAATAATTACTGGATTATATACAAATGGCTAGACATTCTAAACAATGTAAGGACAGGTGCATTTGATCAGGACAATCTTATCAAGAGTACACCTGCAAATAAAGCTAATTTAGCAGGAGCTGACTATCTTCAATATAGAGCTAACTTTTCAATATTTGCTCTAGACGAATACGACAAAAGAACACTTGAATTTAAATACATTAACGCTTTTCCAACAGCATTAGGTGGCATTGACTTTAATAATAGAGATCATGGCGAAATCGAAACAAACTTTTCTTTTAATTACTCTCAATTAGAAGTTTTAATGGTAAATCAGACAGATAGTTTGTAAAAAAATAAAAAGTTTTATCCTAAAAAACATAAATACTTTATATGGCACGCACAATTCAAAGCCCTGGAGTTGTAATTCAAGAAATAGATCTTTCATTAAGAAGCGTTGGAACACCTTCAACTACAATATTAGTTACAGGATTCGCATCAAAAGGACCTACTTCCGAAGTAATTAGCATTACTTCATTATCTGAGTTCGAGCAAATTTTCGGTATACCTTCAAATGCTGCTGAACGTTATTTTTATCATTCAGTTAAAGCAGTTCTCGGAACCGCTGCTAACCTACTAGTTTACAGACTACCTTATGGCGCAGGGACCGGAATTGATACATCTGATGATTATAGCGCATTAGTTTACCCGGTACAAGCTTATGTAAGCGGTACAGTTACAACAGAATTAAATCTAGCTAACAGCTCTTACTTTTTTGGAAGCCCTACACACTTAAAATTGACTCAGTCTGAATATCTTTCAATTTTACGTGGTGATGGTTTTTCATGGGCTAACGATACTGACGGCAGAAAGACATTTAATAATGTCTCATCACTAAGCGCTGCTGGTATGATTGTTCTTAATAAATCACAATCTTCCATCAATACAAAATTTGAGGGTACTTACATCGGTGCAATAGATAACTTAAACCTCAACCCCGCAACATCTTTTAACGATTTTAATCAAGTACTATCCATTAATTCAACACAAGCTTCGATCTACGGCTCTGATTATGTTAATATACCTGACGTAAGATTAAATTTTGCGCTAAGCGCAACATCAACAGGTTTACAGGGAAGCGTATCAGAAGTTGTTGAAAATATACCTACATTTGATATTTCATCAAATCAGTTCGACGATACAGTTACTTTAGGGGTATTTAAATTACGTCAATCGGTGTTTTCACCAGATACAATTGCGCTAGATTTTGTACTACAAGAAGGCTATACAGGCTCTCTTGATGCTAACAGACAAATTAATAGCACCAACGGTGGTCCGCCCGTAAGCTTTTCAATTGAACAAGCAAACGCAACATCAACAAATGTTACTGTTGTTGTACACCCTGCTATCTCTAATAAAAATGGGACAACATGGCTTGATTTAAGTGGTGTACCTACAAAGAAAGCTCGTTTATTAAGCGAGCCAATGTATTTACCTTTAGCAGGTGAAACATCATCACAGTATGAAACGCGTGTTGGTGCCCCTTCAGGAGCAGTCAGAACAATGCTTGACGATCTAGGTACTACAAGCGCTTTATTTGCCTTGGGTGATTATACAAGCACCGATCTTACAACTAAAGTAATCGGTAATATACCCGCCAAACTTCAATTAGCTACAGATAAGCTTAATAACGTTGATCTATATCCAATTAATGTAACTTTAGAAGCAGGATTGGGTACTGTATATGTCAATTCATTCAACCCTTTAACCAATGGTTATTTTGATGATACAGTTCCTTATGATAGCATGGTTGAATCTCTTGCTGTACAAAACCCATCAGTCGTTCCTGATGCGGTTAGCAAATATAATGCTGTTGCTAATGTATTCTTGAATCTAGCTCTTAATAGAAAAGATCATCTTTTCATTGCTGATGCTATTACAAATATATTTGTTCAAGGATCAAACATTAAAACACTAGATCTTGCTAGCAAGACGTTCTCAAATGACATTTACTGGCCATTAAAGAATCAGTTTATGGGTATTAATTCAAGCTACGCTTGCGCATTTGCAAATGTTGCTAAAGTAGCTGACGTTGCATCGAATCAGCAAGTCTGGGTTCCATTCTCAGGCTTTGCAGCAACTGCAATGGCTAATACAGACAACAACTTCCAACCCTGGTATGCCCCTGCAGGCTTTACAAGAGGTGTTCTTACAGGAGTAACAGATATAGGCATTTATCCAAAACAAAAACAGCGCGATCAACTCTATAAGATCAACTTAAACCCTGTAGCGTTTTTCCCTGCAGAAGGATTTGTTATCTTCGGTCAAAAGACGTTACAGAAAAAACCAAGCGCATTTGATAGAATCAATGTTCGCCGTCTTTTCTTAAATCTTGAGACAGCTACAAGAGATACATTAAAGTATTTCGTATTTGAACCCAATACACTCTTTACAAGGACGCAGATTATCAATAGTATTACACCAATATTTGATAATGCTAAAAATACACAAGGCATTTACGATTATCTAATTATCTGCGATGAAAGAAACAACACATCAGCTATTATTGATGACAATACCATTGTCATTGATATCTATGTAAAGCCTGTAAGAGCCGCGGAATTCATACTTTGCAACTTCTATGCAACTAGAACAGGTACAAACTTCCAGGAGATTGTATCGTAATAGATAAATAATTTTATGGCAGACGTAAATCAATTAATAACAGACTTTTACAGGGTAGCAACAACGCGTGAATTCGCCCGCGATTTTAACTTTAGAGTATTATCTATTAATACTGGCGGAGCAAGCACTGTAACGTTTGATGAAAACGATTTAGTATATTGTAAAACAGCTAGCCTACCTGGAAGAAATATAACTAATGTTCAAGTACCGTACATGGGGTTAAAATTCAATATTCCTGGTAATGTTGATTACCCTGGAAGCGATAGCTATGAGATGACATTCTATGCTGACGCAAATTCGCAAATTCGTCAAAAGTTTGAACAATGGTCAACAGATATTTTTGACGATTCAAATTCTACCGGTAACTATTTTTCACCTAAGCAAACAGCTATCATAGATTTAGTTCAATTAGATAATGAGCTAAACAAAGTAGCACAATATCAGTTAGTAGGTGTTTCAGTAAGAAATGTAGGGCCCTTAAGCTACACAATAGCTGAAGGCACTGGAAGTGTTGTTGAATTTACTGTCACCGTTTCGTATCATTACTGGAGAAAATTGTCCTAATATTAGTTACCGATTAAATAATTAGGTGAACAACCCGTTTACTAGTGCACTTAATTCTATAGGCGATAATTTTACTGGAATTGGTGCAGGTACAAATTCTTTAATAGCTCCTCAAGCAGTAAATTTATTTGGATTTAATATTCCTGGTGTACCGATTATTAGTGCAAGGGATTATTTCCTTGTGCAAATGGAGTCGTGGTTCACCTCCATACCTAATTCATCCCAGTGGTTGATAGTAATCGATAGATATCCACCCGCTATAAGATCGAGTGTAATTCAAGGGCTTGAACGAACAGACGGAAGTAAAAAAGGATATAATATCTCAGCTGCAGTAAATATTTTAAAAAGTTTTCCCTTTCAAAAAATAGTTGGATGTTTATTTGCACATGCAATTACTATACCCACTGAACAGTATGAAGTTGATGTTGCCTCGGTCAACAACAACAGAGGCTTTTTACCCGGTGTTTTAGGTAGTAAGAGAGATATCTCTACTTCTACGCAAGGACTACAAATAGAGTTTCGTGAAACGAATACATCTTTTATTGATTTTGTTCTAAGACCCTGGGTAATACTCGGATCACACTACGGTATGGCGGCTAGACCTGGGGACACTGGTAATAAAAAAGATCCTAAGAATATGAAAGTTAATATGACACTTTTAAATTACACTAAAACTTACCATAGCATTTCAATGATACCTTACAAGGTATTTACTTTTTATAATTGTATGCCATATCAAATAGCGGAACAATCATATGACTACGAAGATGCAAAGCTGACAACATATAGTACTAGATGGGCTTATTCAAATTATACTGTTGAAAACAATCTCTATCTACCTATTGCTGATATTGTTAATAGAATTTCAAACGGATCTATACCAAGAGTTACAAGCTTTCAGAATGGCATCGGTAGCATTAACCCACTTGGATTCTTATAATTACTGTTTAAATATTTTTTGTGAATCAATTTTACTCGCGTGAAGAAGCGCTTTCTTGTTTAGACGAATTTTACTCTCTCTATTTAAATAAGCCTATCAAAAATAATCAAGGCGGTATGAAATCGCCACACATGTTTGCAACCTGGGTAATTACAAAAAAGCTAAAACCGGAGATTATAATAGAAAGCGGGGTATGGAAAGGGCAAAGTACTTGGTTGTTTGAAAACGCTAGCCCAGAGAGCGAGATTTATGCAATTGACCCTGTGCCTCAGCTCAGAGAATATACAAGTAAAAAAGCAAAATATCAAACACAAGACTTTTTAGTTACTGATTGGACAGAAGTAAAAGATAAAAATGTTTTAGTATTTTTTGATGATCATCAAAATTCTTTTGAACGGATAAAAAAATGTAAAGAAATTGGCTTTAAAAATATTATTGTTGAAGATAACTATCCATCTTTTCAAGGTGATTGTTATAGCCCTAAGAAAATACTGTCAAATCAAGATTATGTTATTGATGTTAACGGGGAAGTTACATATCACAGTAAGAATTTAAATGATATAGCTTATCTTACTTCAAATTTAGAATTTTATCAAGAAGCATACCCTATATTTACAGATAATTTTACTAGATGGAATACACCTTGGGATGAAAAATATAATACACCTGAGCCACTTTTGTCTGAAAAAGATATAAACAAGTACCCCCTGTTTTTTGATGAAAGAAAAGATTATACTTGGTTATGTTATCTTAAATTAAAATAATATAATGTCGTTCTATTTAAATTTTGAATCGCCAGTTAGTAAAAATACATTACAGCTTAAAGAGCTAAGCTTTAAGCAGTATAGGGAACTTAATAAATATATTCTTAACAACAACAACAATCTTATTGAAGATTATTTTAATAAAATTTTAAAAGAAAACCTTCATTCTAAGCACGATTTTAAAGTTCTATCAAATTTTGATAAATTTTGCTGCTTGTTTATGTTAAGATGTGTCAGTGTTTCGTCAGAGATAGAATTAATAGACAAAAAAACTACAATACAAACTAGCTTAATGAAGTTTTTAAACACATGCTGTAATTTTAAGGCTACTTTCAATAAAGAGATTATTTCAGGCCCATTTAAAATAACACTCGAGATACCAAAAACGTTTTTATTTGATACATTTTTAAATTTATCTAATTTTCTCATTAAAAATGTATCTGTAGATAACGACTTTATTGATTTTACCAATATTTCATTAGATCAAAAAAAGCAAATAGTAGATAGCTTACCTGCAACTATTATGAATGATTTAAAACAGTTTTTTGATTTATTAAATGAAGAATTTGAAGCATTAAAACTTACATTACCCACAATTGAAGAGCCTATTAAATTAAATCCGTTCGATAGTTCTTTAATCGAATTTTTAAAAATAATTTTTAAAACAAATTTAAACGGGTTATACGAAATGCAATATCTGCTTGTCAGTAAGCTAGGGTTTACCCCTGAATATACTGATAATCAAACGTTTGTAGAAAATATTATTTTGCTTAAGCTGTATGAAAGTGAGCTAAAAAAACAAGAAGAAGCGTCTAAAAAATCACCAGGACCTGGATTACCTGGCAAACCCTTTAACGGAGTATAATTAATTTAGTGAGCAGTGCATCTAATTTCTTATCTAAGGTAAAACAGCTATCTCAGCAAAATAAAGTCACTACATTTAGCAGATCTCTAGGTACAGATATAACATTATTACCCCTTTCAATTAAGCAGCAAAAAGACATTATTAAAACTGCATTAGATTTAGCTTTATCACCTATTACCTTCTCTAACGCTACAACTAATATTATTAATAGCAACCTTGAGTCCAAAGCAGCTCTTACAATTTTAGATAAACCACTAGTTTTACTAGCTTTAAGAGCCAACTCCTTAGGACCTATTACCACAGTAGTAGATAACAATGAAAAGGTTGTCGTTGATTTTTCTGCAAATTTGAATTTAAAGGATAAAATTGATTTAACTGCTTTTACAGGGGTAGTAAATGTAGGCAACCTAGAAATTGTACTTAAAATACCTACTTTAGAGGAAGACTATAAAATTAATCTTGAATGTTTATCTAGTCTAGAAGCTAAAAAATCTAAAGATGAAGATAAAGTAAAAGATTTAGTAGGCGAAATTTACATTTATGAGTTAATTAAGTTTATTGACAGTGTTAAGCTTACTGAAGGCACTTCTTCTGAAGAAGTAAAGTTTAAAGAACTCACTGTAAAGCAAAGAGTTGAGACGTTAGAAGCACTACCAATGGTTATTACAGATAAGATAGTAGAAAAAATAACAAAAATTAGGGAGATCGAAAATTTACCATTAAAGGTAGTTGTTAACAATAAAGAAGTTAACCTGACTATAGATTCAGGTTTTTTTACTAGAGAGTAGTTAGAAATCTAAAAATTCCATAAGTATTTAAATCTTATGGATCAAATACAGTTCCAGCAGTTTATAGATAAACTAAATCAAATAGGGGTATCAATTGAACAACTAGTTAAAAACAGTGAAGTTGATCCCAAAAAAGATCCTAAAAAACCCGAATACAGTGCTTTAACTGGTAAAAAAGAATCACGCCTTTCCCCCGGTGAAAAAAAGATAGAAGAAGAAAAGGGTACTATTTATGCTAAAGCATTTAATAAAATGCTTGATGAGTTTGAGCAAAATTTAAAGTCCGGTGAATCTAAAACAAAAGATCTTTTAAAGAAAAATTTAATAAAAGTAAGTTTAGATAGAGTTTCTAATAATGCTATTAATAGTTTAAAAAGAGTGTTTTCCGAGCAACAAGCAGACATTTTAAAGCAAAAAAAGAAAGAGCCGCAATCGGGAGGCGGTGGTGGTATACTCGGGATGCTCGGCGGATTAATGGGTGGTGGTGGCCCATTCGGTGTTTTAATAGCTGCAATTGCTGCAATAGGTGGGGTTGCTATAATTTACATGCTGATAAAAAACATAGATAAGATAGGCAATTTTTTAGCTAAAATAATTCCTGTTATAGGCGATTTTCTAGTAAAGACACTGCCAGTGGCTTTTGAGAGTATAGGTAAATTTTTTGTAAAAATTATACCTACATTAAAGATTGTTTTTGATTTTATTAATAACTTAGTAAAAAATGTATTGTCAGGTTTACCACCGATAATCGATTCTATAGGAAAAATTGTTTTACCAATAATCGAGAAGGTAGTAGATTTTTTTAAATATATAATAGCAAATATACCTCTTGTTTTAGAAAAGTTTTTTGGCGGGGTTAGAGACATAGTAATAGCTATTTTAGATAGATTGCCAGCAATACTACCTTTTGTGGTACAAATAGGTGAAATGATACGGGATGTAGTTTTAAAGCTTATAGATAAATTACCTGAAATTTTAAAAATTATAAGTGATTTTTTACTACCTGTTATAAAAACAATAAAAGATATTGTTTTAGAATTAATACCACCCTTAGAAAGAATACTAACGTTAGTTTTGAAAAAAATAAAAGAACTTGCACCTTATGTAAAGGATATTTTAGTAGCAGCTTTTGAAACACTTAAATCTGTTATTAATAATTTACTCGATGCTATAAAACTGTTAATCCCTTATCTAGGTGAAGCTTTAGTTATTGCAGCAAACGCATTAAAAGATGCAGTCAATGGTGTGTTTAATATATTTGATAAACTTATTGGTTTCTTTGAAAGGGTGGCTACTAAAGTATTAGATACAGTAAAAGATATCTTTCAGAAGTTTTCTGATGGGCTAAAATGGCTTTTAGATTTAGAGCCCACTAGAATACTTGCAACTGCAGGAGCTATAACCACACTAGGATTTGCTATTGCAGGGTTTGGTGCTGCGACACTAGGAGGAGGAGTAGCGTCTGCTGTAGGGGGTTTAGTTGGTAAAGTGGGCGGCGGTGGCCCCACAGAAGTAATACTTAGTTTAGCTAAAAATGCTGAAAATATCGATAAAGCTACTAAAGGAATAGATAGTTTAACCACATTATTAGCTAGTGTTTCCGAGAAAAAATACGGAGATGCATTTAAAGATGAGATGACCAAGGTTAAAGAAGGTATTACAACACTTGCATCTTCGTTAAGCGAAGAGGAGCTTTCGAAACTACGAAAGATTACACAATTAAAAGAGGCTCTCTCTAAACCTATGGCTGAGTTTAACGTTAAAACACAAAGCATTAGAGAAACTTCCAGCAATGTTACAGAGAAGAGTATTAGTAGCTTTAATGATCTGTATTCATCTACTACTTCACTTGATAAAAACGTAGTAGAATTGACTGCTGTTTTAAAAGAAATTAAAGGCAAATTTAGTCAATCGATAGAACTGCAGCAAAAACAAACAACATTAGCGTCTACTAGTGTAGAAAAGTTGCAAGATATTAGCGACAAAAAATCTGCTTCTTCTAATGTTGTTGTAAGTAATAATAATAGTAATATTGTGTTTAGTGAAAAAGGAGCATCTAACCTAGAATTTAGAAGAGACTTTTCTAATAGGTTTGGAACACTTCAAACTTAAATAATAATTTATGGATCACGTATTTTCAATAGCTAGAGTAAGAGATTTTAATACTTTTTCACAAAATAATAACGTTGATGTTGAACCACCTTTATTAGTATCACCAAATAACACACCTTTAGGCTCTGGTATAGGTAAAAGCTTGGCGACACCACAAGGCGGAGTAGTAGACGTTGTTTCTGATTTTTACTGGACTTATTCTAAATTAAGAGAATCAAGACAAGAAGTACCAAAAATAATTTTAACAGAAAGAAAACTTAAAACCAATGCTTTAATATCTCAGCTCAAGTATTCTTTAGGAGCGTCTGCAGATAATATTAAAGGTATAGTTAATAATTTGCCAGATGGTATTAAAAATCCCCTTTACAATTTTATAAACCAGGTCAAGCAAAGCGATGCCGGTAAAAGCCTAGGTAATTCATCCGATGCTGTTAAAAGTAAAATAAATCAAATTGATTTTTTACAGGATAATAACTCAATTTACGACAAGAATCCCTATCTTCTGCCCTATCAAAATTTATATATAACAGAGCCTACTGGATGGCAATTCTTAATACCTTATTTTGAAAACTATAACAATTCTCAAAGCAACACTTTTGCTTCAGATGCTAATAATCCCGTACTCGGGTTACTGCAAAAAGGTGCAGATCTTGTGGGCGGTGTTGCTGAGATAACTAGCGTACTAAGAAACCCTACACAAATATCTTTTACAGAAAAAACAAAATTTTATAATTACCCAACCGAAGGTGAAGAGCTTTCATTTTCATTTCCCCTAATTAATACAGGCAGTGCATCATTTAATGACGTAATTAAGAATTGGGAATTATTGTTCTTATTACTTTATAATAATAAACCATCGCGTAAAAACGTTGCAATTATCGATCCACCAGTAATTTATCAAGTAGAAATACCTGGTGTTAAATTTTTACCATTTTGCTATATAGCAGGAATTAATATTAATTTTAAAGGATCTAGACGTGAACTTTCTTTTGAATTATCTACTATAGACAGTCTAAGCGTTGATAAAACTACAGAAAGTCGTAAAGGTGGTCCAGGGCAACTAAGATTAGATACAATTAAAAAGACAGTAAGAGGATTTTCTAACATATCTACAGTAAGAAATATTACTACAATTATTCCAGACGCATATGAAATACAAATATCCTTAAAAAGTTTATTGCCTGACACTAAGAATTTTATGTATTCTGTTTTAAATAAAGAGCCGGTAGTATCTGCAAGCACGCTCTCACCTAATGTTAATAGCATTCTCAATCCATTCTCTAAGACACAACAAAACAATCAAGAATCTATTAACCTTAGATCAGTAGATACTAATATTTTGTCACCTGATATAAACACTTCTAACAGTTAATGGTTTGTCTAATTGTATTTTTTAATAAGTATTCTTATGGAAGGCGACTATCAAAATAGTATTTCATCTCTACCACCGCTAAAAACAACTAGATATGAAAATATATTTAAATTATATAAAACAGAAGATAATTTTTACTTTTACAATCTTTTACAATCAATATACTTACCCGAAAACATAGACGAAACTACGATTTATTATCAACAGGCAACCACAAAAATGCCTTGGACAGTGATTAGTTACAACGCATATAAAACTACAGATTTATGGTGGTTAATATGTTTAGCAAACAATATTTTTAATCCTATAAAGTTTCCGGAAGAAGGATCTTTAATTAAAATTATTAAACCTCAGTATGTTACTCAAATTTTAAACGAAATTTCAAATAATTTAATTTAATATGTCTACTTCTATTATAGATTTTGATACTATTATTAATTCTTCGAAATTTAGATTTAAAGTAGGATTGTTTAATACCGATAATAGATATCAAGAATTAAAACCCGGCGCTATAAAACAATTAGTAATAGAAGATATATTTTTTAATTATTTTCACAAAGGTTATATTATCTTAAACAATACATTTGACGCAGTAGAAAGAGTTTCAGGAATTACTGTTGGATCTAACCCCTCTTCTCTTAAACAACAGCAAGGAAGAGGGTTTATTTTTAAAGGTGATTCTAGAGATATTCTTTCTATAGATATAATGCCTAAACTCGATGAACAGCCTTTTTCATCAAAAAATTCTAAACAAGGTGATGAGATATTTAGATTGTTTTTTAATTTTGCTATCTATAATTCAGAAGAAATACCCGGTGAAAACGCAGGAGAAAAATTTAAAAAATTATTTTTTTGGGATCTTTATTATGAACTTTTACTTGAAAAAAATTCATATTTTTCAACAGGAAATTATGTAAGTTTATCCGGTAATAATGCAGATAATACAGAAAGAACAGTCTTTACCGGTGATGCAGTAAAGAATTTTTTACAAGAATTCTTTTCTCCAGAAGACGGACTACCTATTACAATAGGTGAGCCGTTTGATCAAGGCAGTACTAACGTGTTTTTTTCAGCGCCCGCAAAATTTAAAGGTATTGATTGCTTAGAGTATCTTTTATCAAGACATGTATCTTCTGCAGATTCGAATTACGACAGAGCTTTTTTAAGATTAGGGAGAGGAAATCCCGTATTTAAATTCGAAAGCTTAAAAGACATATTCTCTAAATCAGTAAGTGTAGATTCTAGCGGAATAAAGCTCGGCGAGTATTATTTAGAAACCTTTAAAATCGGTACATACTCTGATGTGAATAATGAATATACACTTGAAAAATTACAATTTACACCTTCCAATGCATTATTTTTTCAAAAATTTGGTACTATTCAAAATTTTTCTTACGATTTTATGCCAGGGCTTTATTCTCAACAAGAGATAGCTACCTTTCTCGTGCATAGCTATGATTTTGATGATAAAACGTTTTCTATAGAAGAAGAACGCAACACTGCATCTAGTTCTCTGAGTACATATAACCAAAATTATGTATTACCTTTCAGTAAGTATGCAAAACAAAGCGCGTATTCGAATTTTTTAATTGGAAAATACAGGGAAGAAAATAAAAACGTTAAACATTCTTTTACAGTTTCCGATAACCCCAATCAAAGATTAAATGCCGGTAGAAATAGTGTTTTGTTTAATAGTATATTTCTCAATAATACGGTTTTATTTAAAGTTCCAGGATCTACCCATAGAGAAGCTGGTAAATTTATAGGTATAGATAGAGATGGGTCTTATGAATACACAGATTTCGATAATAAAATGTTAGGCGTATACTTTATAGTTGAAGTCAAGCATATTTTTTCAGGCGGTGACTATTATAATGAGCTTAGATGTATTAAAACATATTCTTCAAAAGATATTTTTATTAATAAGGAAAGCAAATAATGTTAAAAACAACAACAAAAACTATTTATCCTGATTTAGTTGATAACCCTATCTGCAATTCAATAGAGTTTATAAAACTTTACTCAAATTATCTTGAAAGTATTGGTAGTATTAGTTCACCTCTTTCTTCTAACAACAGTACTAGCACCTCTTATTCAGTTAATGTTAAGCTAGATGCATATTTCTCTAGCAATGCAGATAAGGGAAGAATTTCTTCTATAACTAACGAAAAATTAACAAGTAATAGTTTAGCTGTTAATAGCTCTATTATACCTATAGGTAGCAGAGTAGACATACCAGGTGCAGGTCAAAGAATAGCAGACGATATCATACCTCAGGTAATTGAAATCACAGGTAACGTGCCAGTAATATGTCTATTTTTTAATACTAAGGAAGAAGCAACATCATTCTTAAGAGCTAATAGTAAAGAAGTAACAGTTACCGTTACACCGCAAAATATTCCTCAACAGGTATTGCCATCTAAAAAGCAAAAAGGTATAGAATCAGAAGCTAATTCTTTCGACGCCGGTGATCTATCATTGCAGATGTCTTTAGCTTTAAATTATTGGAAAGCTTTAAGATCTGGTGACCCTGTAACTAGCTTAAAAAAGTTTTACTTACAGTTAAATAATACGGTTTTTAATGACCTAAACAACGATTTTATTTTTTATTGGTTTAAAAAATTTAACAACACATTAAATGAAATAAAAGATTCATTATCTTTAAAGTTAGACTCTGTTTTAAGCGGTCCTAGCGATAGTGTAGGCAGTATTGTAAATAGCAAAATTAAATTTAATGATAATGTATCACCTTATTTTGATGTTTTTTGTAGTATGGGAGGGCCTAATCAATTACCTGCTTCAGTATTAAATAAATTAAGCGCTGTTTCTAGAAGTGTTTATGATGATTTAAATATTAAAACAACATCGCTGCAGCGAAATAATTTAATTAACATTCAAAAAGTTTCAGAAGACGACGCACTAACAAATCTAAAATCCGATACTACAGTAGCTCACGGTACTAATCTTGTAACTGACTATAAATTTTATTTAGATTTCTATAATAACTTAAGCAGTCTTGTTAGTATCTTAACGGATAAATTTAAAAACACCCTGCCTTACATTGCGTTTTTTAGTAATTTTAACGATAATACAGCTTACAATCCTAGAGATACTTTAAAAAACATTCAAAAAATAGAAAATATTTATTTTCAAAAAAATATAGAAAACAAAATAGTGCAGTTAGATCTCTTACAAAATATTTCTATACCTTCATTAAAGGATAAAACGATAAAAAGCTCTCTTAATGTAAGCGTTGCAACAACAAGCAATACAAAAAACACGCAATCTATAAACAATACATTTCTTAATAAAGAAAATGATACTAGACTACCGATACCTGTATCTAATTCATCATCTGCAAAAGCTAAAAACGCAGCATCCGTAAATAAAGTTAAGGAACCCAATGCTAAATTAGTTAATTTAAACTCCAATATTCAAAAACAAGGTCTAAAAGAGTCAAAAAACGATAATAACATGGCATCTACTGTTGCTAATAATGAGAAAACCACACAAAAACCTACTCTTGATACACCTAACACTCTACCGTCTAAAAACTCATCAGAATTTTCTAGTATTGGATCAATCGCTACAGGGCTTCAACCCGGAGATCCTAATATAAGTGCTTCGCTTTCTAATATTGAACAAGCTAAAAACGTTGCTTGTGACTTCAAACTACCTGAACCGCCAGATATAAATTTTGATTTACTTACAAATTCAAATGTCGACTTTAATCCTACTTCTCTATTATCAAAATTAGGGGGCTTTTCGTTTAATCTGCCTAAGCTAGACGGTTTTGTAAGTTCACTTACTTCATTAATACCAAATTTTAATGAATTATGGAAAGGATTTAATTCAAAGCTATTTGACTGTAAAAATAAAAACGATTATTAGTCAATTACCTCAGCATCAATAATTTTAGCACTCTTATTCGCGCTGTCTATTAGCATTTTAAATACTTGTTCTCTAGTAGCCAGTAGTTTATTTTGACTATCAACTTCTTTTAATTCTTTTCGCGACGCTATATCCATCTCTTTGGCTTTTATAACTGTATCATTTCTTTTGTCCGTAACTATTATCTTGTTGAGTGTCTCTATAGCAGTTGCCGTAGCACCAATAAGCTCAGCAAGAGACCCTACATCCTTGCTCTCAGGAGCAGAAGATATGTAATCCTTCACATTTGACACAACTTCAATACTCTCCTCTACAAGTTTACCTGCTTTTTCAATAACAAACTTTTCCATATTTTCTTTTGTTAGCGGATTCTTCTCTTTTTCTGCTTGTTTTGCTTTTTCAGTCGCGTCATTAAGCTGTGACAACAAATCACCGACCATTTCATTAAGCTCTTCGCTCATAATAATATTTATTTACTATTGATTTTTATAAACTCACTTTTATAATCGAAATATGTATAATAATAAGATTATTAATGAAAATGATCCTAATTTAAAGTTTTTACCTGTCTTAAAGTTTAAAAAGATACATGAGCTTGCAAAATTACCGTTTAAAAATCATGAATCTGATACAGGTTACGATGTTTATTCTATAGAAGATAAGATAATCCCTGCAAAGGGTAGCGCTATAGTAGATGTTGGGCTTAAATTTGCATCTATACCAGAAGGCTATTGGATTAAAGTCGAATCTCGTAGTGGATTAGGTTTTAAGCACGGAATTATGGCGCATCCAGGTATTATTGACAGTGGCTACAGAGGCGACGCAGGAGTAAAACTGTATAATCTTACAGATACCGATTATCAAGTCAAAGTAGGTGATAGAGTCGCGCAATTCGCTCTTTATTTTACACTCTCTATGCCTGTTGAATGGGGTGAAGTAGAAGAATCTCAAAGAGGTGAAAAGGGTTTTGGTTCTTCAGGTAAATAATGAAAGTAGATTTTAATAATTTATGGGTTGAAAAGTATAGACCTAAAACTTTAGATGATTTTATAATATCTGATACTAATAAAGCAATTATAGAGTCATTTAAAAACAAAAAAGAAATACCTAACTTATTATTTACAGGTACTCCAGGCTTAGGTAAAACATCTCTAGCTAAAATTATTGTTAATAGTATTCTAGAATGTCAATACCTTTATATTAATGCTAGTGATGAAAACGGTATCGATACCATTCGCAACAAAGTTACTAGCTTTGCACAAACAAAAAGTATAGACGGCTCTATTAAGGTTATAATATTAGATGAAACGGATGGGCTGTCACCAGATGCACAAAGAGCTTTACGTAATACAATGGAAGAATTTGCAAAAATTACAAGATTTATACTTACTGCTAATTATAGATACAGAGTAATACCACCTTTACAAAGCAGGTGTCAGAGTATCGACTTAACCCCACCGCTTGAAGGTGTTGTGAAAAGATGTGCATCTATACTAAAAGCAGAAAAGATAGAAATTGATCAGTCGCAAAAAACAATTTTATTAGATTTTATTAAATCTAATTACCCCGACCTTAGAAAATGTATTAACGAGATGCAAAAGCATTCAAGTACAGGAAAATTAATCTTAGATAACATAAAGAATAATGAAGTGCTAGACCTTATCTTTAATGAAATAAAAAAGAAAAACATTATCTTATTAAGAAAAGCATTAATAGAAAATGAATCAAAATTTAATAACGACTATGTTACGTTATTAAGAAATTTATTTAATTTTATTGACAGTAATGAAAAAGATTTAAAGCTTAAAAAGCATTTTTTATTAGTAATTGCTGAGCATTTATATAGAAGCAGTTTTGTAGTAGATCAAGAAATTAATTGCTATAGTTGTTTAATTAATTTAGCTAATTATTAGCGCTTAGGTAAATATGCTGCTGTATAGCTGGCTGGGTCTTTATGATTCACAGCAGGTGATGAAGGTATTGAAACATTTTTATTTAAAAGTGATCTATCTCCTGTATCCAGTTTTCCACCAATATCTGATTTTCTAGTTTCACCAGGCTTAAGAAAAGGAACTTCTTCCGCTTCATCCTTAACCTTTTTAGGTTTAATGTTAACTCTCTTTGAAGGATCATTTTTCTTAAAAATTTCAGGGACTTCAGGTAAATTTGGGTACGAACTTACAGGTTCTAATAATCTGCCAGGGACTGTCACGAAATCCATATACCTGCCAGGTGCAATCTCTGAAGTAATATCTACATTTACTTCTGTACCGGTATAATCTGTATTACCGGCTCCCATGACATTAGGACGTACATTCTTTATTGCAGAAATTCTTAGATTAAGACCGCTATTAATCATGCTCTTAATTTTTTCTTGTGTATTGGTGCCTAACGACTTAAACCACGGATCTGACAGCGCATCTTTCATAAAAACCACTACATCTCCCGCTAAAAACCCGCCATTAGTAAATCTTTGCAATGCTGATTCGTATAGTTTAACAAACTTCTTGTTCATTTAAATTATTTATTGTTTTACTTACTAGAAAACCATTTTTAAAAGAATAAAAGTAATATAAATAACTATGTGGCTAATATTAATATACAGACAATAGCGCAGCCAGAAAGGACACAGAGCGATTATACATACACCGACTTAAAGCTTGATCTTCAACTAGGTTATACAAAAAACAATGAATTTTTGAAGAGAAGAGAGATAAAAGATATTCAAATAGATTATGACTACGCAGCTATACGTAATTCAATATACAATTTAGTCACTACAGTACCCGGTCAAAGGATATTAAATCCAGAATACGGGCTTAATTTGCCAAAATATCTTTTCTTAAGGATTAGTGAATCAGTAGCGCTAAGCATAGGTAATGAAGTCTTAGCGGGTATAACTGCTTTTGAGCCTAGAGTCACAGTTCAAAAAATAAATGTTATTGCTGACGAAGCAAACCAACAGTATATAGTAGAATTAATATTATCTATGACAAACATAGATAATTCTAGCTTCATATTAGTTGGAACATTAAGTAATTCAGGATTCTTTTTAAATGAATAAAATATATGGCCAATAATTTTAATAATTATGAAATACCTACAGACGGGTATGTGGCTTTTGATGCTAAAAGTTTAAAAAGCTTAATTACTACTCGGTTAAATACAAATAATTATTTTACTGACCAGAATTTTGAAGGCAGCAATATTTCTTCTATAATTGATATTATAGCTTATGCGTATAACGTGCTTATTTTCTATCTTAACCGTACTAGTTCTGAGAGTACTTTTACTACCGCCGAGCTTTATGAAAATATTAATAAAATAGTTAAGCTTATAAATTACAATCCTATAGGTAATCAAACCCCCGTACTATCTTTTCTAGCTACCGGTCAATCAGCATTACTACAAGGTATATATACTATACCTAGATATTCCTTTTTTACTGTTAACGGTATATCTTATTCTTTTAATACAGATGTTACGTTTGCAAAGAGCACGTCTTTAGTTGAAGCTCTTACCGATTTGCAAGAAAACAATCTACTCTTTCAAGGCAAGTATTCAGAATACCCCCCTTATACCGCGGTGGGTGAGCCATTTGAATTAGTTACAATAACGTTAGTAGATACAAACGGCGATAATATATTAATTGATCATTTTAATATTGATGTTTATGTAAAAGATAATACGGTCACTACACCAAAATGGGAAAAATGGTCACCGGTACAATCTTTATTTTTAGAGCGTGCAGATTCTAAGGTTTATGAAATTAGATTAAACGAAAATCAAAGGTATGAAATTAAATTTGGTAATAATGTAACTGGCAAACAACTAAATGTAGGTGATGAAGTTGCTATTTACTATTTAAAGTCTGATGGTACTAGAGGTGAAGTAAGTGCAGGTCTTTTAAATAATAATAAGCTCTTTTTCTATAATACACCCAAATTTAATACAGTATTAAACGATACTATTGCGCAAAACCTTAACTTACTTACACCGGCTCAAGCAAGCCTTATAGATTTTACAAACATCGACGATTCTACTCCTTTTGTATCTATAGAAGATACATCTAGTATAAAAAGTAATGCAATCAATACTTTTAGAAGCCAGTATAGACTTATAACATCAGACGATTTTACTAACTTTCTTTTTAAAAATTATAGTAACATTATTTCATCTGTAAAAGCTGTTAATAATTGGGATTATCTATCTGAACACGTAAAATATTATTTTGATCTCGGGGTAACACAACCAAATCAAGAAAGTAGAGTTCTTTTTAACCAAGTTAAGTTTTCTGATTCTTGCAATTTTAATAATGTCTATATATATGCAGTACCAAAATTAGAAAAATTAACATCAATTACATCTAGAGCAAATTATTTAAATTCTGCTCAAAAACAATTAATTATGAATAATCTTCAGCAAGTAAAGCTTACTACTGCTGAAATAGTTATTAACGACCCCGTATATATGGCTATAGATATCGGTGTAAAATACACAGAAGAAATATTATCACCGTCTGTCTCTGAAAATTCTTTTCTAGAAATAACAAGAGATATTACTGCTAAAAAAAATCCTGAAGCTTTAAAACAGCAAATATCTGATGTTTTTAGTAATTATTTTTCAACTGTTAACGACAATTTAGGTCTTTTTATAAGTTTAACAGATATTACGAATCAAATTTTAGCTCTTGATGGTGTTAAATCTATTAATACAGTTAGAAATGAAAATGGTAGATCAATTTTAACACCTGGTATAAGCTTATTAATCTATAATCCCGTTTATTCTTTTAATGACATTCAAATAACTACTCAAGATCTTAAATTACCGTTTTTTAAATTTCCATATTTAAATAATAAACTAGATTTTAAGAATAAGATAACAATCATTACACCTTCTATACAGTCTATTACTAAGGAGTATTAATGGCTCAGAGTGTTAATTACACATACGTATATTTTGATATACGAGACTATTCTAATACCAGGACATTGTCTTCCTATACATTAAGCAATACTCCTTTAAAATTTACACCTGTTTTAGAAGGCGCAGAATTATTTAAAACTGATGATTTATCTAACAAAAAGGTATTTTGGGATTTCGGTGACGGTGAAACATCCAATACATTTTCTCCCGTACATCAATATAAATGGCCTGGAAATTACACTGTAAAATTAACTGTATTTGGTAAAAACGGCAATGCATATGATAGCTCTTTTTCACCTACAGTGCAGATTTACGATTTTATATATGATCAATTATTATTTGAAGACTATACAAAATTTATATATGATGTTCCTGCTAGCAAAATAGTTGACCCGCTCATTATAAAAAGACATAACAGTTGGCAATCTTACAATGCATTGAGCGGATCAGGATATACATTATTTTTATATGCTTCTGGTGCTTATGGTGAATACTTAGATGTTAATATAGCTCAAAGTGATAAATGGTCCCATTTAAGAGCATTAAGTAGATTCTATCAACTTCAACAAATAGGGGATAATTTTGAATTAGTAACAGTAGATAGAGTAGTAACTTCTAATACAGAAATTTACGCAAGAATAAACCAAAATAAAAAAATAGAAATCTGTGGTAAAGATGATGAAGGTAGTGTTTTTTGTGGTACTACAGGGTCCGCTAGTTTTTACTATGTTGATGATGCAGCTAAAAACTACACATCACGCGACGCACCAATCTTTATTTTTGCATCTTTTGATAATTCTAAATTTAATGACAAATATACACTTTATAATAATTCTTATGAATATATTCCATATACGGAATTTGGTTTTCAAAATTTAAAACCAGCAGTAATGCCTATAATCAAAGTAAGACATAACCCAGCTCAATCATTATCAATCACTAGCAATGGTATCGATGGTGAAGGCGCTCTTTCTGCAACTAATTTTAATATGCCAGTTATAAGCTGGCAAAACACTGAAATTCCGTTTGTTATTAGAATGAAGGATGATGAGAACTATACAACAAAAACATATCCACCTCTTTCCTCTTCATCTGTCGTTACGTACGTGCAACCACCTACAGGTTATAATTTAAAAATAGGAATAGCTAAAAACGAAAATAATATATTATCTCCTGTCACTGGCGTAAAATTTTATGAGGATTTTAATGACGAAATTCCTCAATCGATAGGAGCATTTTATAAAGGGTATTTTACTGTTAACGAACCTACTACAAATTGTATTTTAACAGCTTCTATGGTAATAGAAGACCCTATTTCATTTCCAAAAGATACTCTAGTCGGCTGGATAGCAGTACCACAATACAATTTATTATTAAGATTTTTCAGACAGCAAATATATAGCTTTTGTCCTGGTTTCTTAACATTATCTATATCTGCATCCAACAAATACTTTGATGCAAGACAAAATAGAAATGTATATTCTATTCAAGTTTCTACCTCCGGTTCAGGCAAAGGTGATGAATATACTACGTGGTTTGCTGATGGTACTAACGATACTCTAATTAAGTTTGATGTTAATGGAGCACTATTATCATCATTCTCACTTTCTTCATATCCTCTGCTTACTAATACAGGTATTGTATCTACTAATCTATTGTCACCTGAACTCGAAAGCGCTGCACCCGGTAGTATGGCGATGGATGGTAATGGCGATGTATGGATAGCACTTTTTGACTCTGTATCAGCTATAAAAATTGATGCAATCGATGGCTACATTAAATCTGTAGCCTACCCTAACGTGAGTAATATAGTATATGCTCTTAGTTCTGATTATAATATACCTTCTTTAAGCGGATTTGCGGGTGAAAATATACTTTTACCTTCATCAGTAGAAACAGATGTACAGAATAATGTATGGGTCTCTTATACACACCCTATATCAAATTTTGTTGTAAAGTATGACCCTTACGGTACTTTATTAAAAGTTATTCCTTTCCCTACACTTATATCGCCGGTAGAGATATGTGTAGATAGAAATAAATTTGTTTGGATAACAGCATATAATTTAAGTAAAACAAATGTAAAGACTTTAACCGGGAGAGATGATTATCTTTATAAATTTGATTCAAACGGTAATTTAATACCCGGGTATCCGAAGACTGGTTTTAGATTAATAGGTAATATTACTGTAGACGGTAAGCAAAACGCTTGGGTTGTGCAGAATCGTGATACACTTACAAGAATTGATGGCGGTACTGGAGCTATAACAAACTTTATAGGCGGATCAGGAAACTTTACAAACTATATCGGCAGTATAGGCGGCATAGCTTGCGATTCTTCCGATTTCGTTTGGGTAATAAACAATTTTAATAAAAAAATGTATTTTATAGATACTACCTTACCTTCTGTAACCGGAGCAAACTTATTACCTAATGTAGACCTCGCTTTTCCTAATATTACAGTTAATGAATTATCAACATTTGAAGATAAGCTCTTCCAGGCATACGGCGACTGGTTAGGCGGAAGATGGGTCAACAAGTATGTAAATACTAATACAATAACAAGAACTATATCTGGTCAATCTACACCGTTTAACATATATCCTACTTCCGGAGAGTATAATATTTCTAAAGTAAATGAAGATTTTAACGCTCAAGAATTTTACAAGTCACTTATTTTTACTGAATCTTTAGAAGATAAAAATAGATTTTTTGATGACTTCTTGGGGACTATTGTAGGTAATGTAAGTGCACAACCTTATGAATTAGGAAAAACTATTTATGAAAAAATAGCAAACTATGTTAATAATAATTCTGATATTGATAAATGTAACTTAGATCAACTAGTTTCATTTTGTAATGAACTTTCTATTCAATTTGAGCAATATAACTATCCATTTCCTCCACAGTTAACGAGATTGGTTAACTTATTATCTATTAAGCACAAAAATCTATGGGGCGATACAAATAAATTTGCAGAAGCTTTTAACAATAGCTTAGGTACAGTAACTAATCCAGTTAATATAGGTACAGAGCTCAATACATTAACTAGTTCAATATCTTCAGGTGTTCCGTTAGTCGCGTACGAAGTATTTTCAGATATCTATAAACTTGTTAATACAGATTTAATTTATAAAGGTAATACCCCTACACCATATAATACATTAATTCCTCTTTCGAGCTATAGTTATGATTGGGGATGGGGATTAATTGCTCCTAATAAACTATCTGGTAGTGAAATTTCTGATTATTATAAGTTTTATGAATACGTTTATGTACCCGACAACACAATTTTTAACAATATTATTGATTGGAATAATAAAATGACCACGCTTCAGTTTAATAACAGTTCTTTTAAGAACTGGTCAGAAGACAACGGTATTATGCAAAATATGATTAGCTACGAGCTTACTAAAGGATTACGCCTGTTTCTTAGTGGTAGTAACATAGTATATAACAATTAAATACTTACATGTCAAATTCTAGCAGATTTATTGATGAAAGATTATCTGTTTCAATAACATCCTTTGAAAAGCCAAATAATCCGGTAGATGCTAATTCACCATTAACTTTTCAAGAGTGGCTAAAATATAACACCAACCTTTTTACTAATGCTGATGACTTTTTAAATAGATATCAGTCTTACTTAAACAATTGGTATGAAGTAAAAAATTTATCTAAAAAAGATCAAGTAGATACGTCTAAGCTATTATACACATCTCTTATCAATGAAATTGTATTGTCTTTTACATCATTAGAAGAAAAAAGATTTTTAAAAAATCTCGATTATACTAATAATAGAGACCTAGCTATAGCTATACCGTTTTTTGCAAAAAAAATAAAAGATATCTGTTTGTATTACAGTACATTACGCGACGATACAAAATCTGCTACAACTAGATATAATTTAAAAGGATCTAATTTTGGCATAGGTAAATTGATTTATAATGAAATATCTAAGAGCTTAGAGACAGATGACCTCACAGAACTAACCCGTACATTAAACTTAGATTTGTCCGCTTTAAAAAACAATCTTATTATTGATGTAGAGGACTTATACGACACTTATACCAACTATCTAGATATAAGCCCAAGTAAACCCGCGTCAGCTTATGATGTTAGCGTAGGGGAACGAAATGATATGTTCAGTTTCAATCAATATGATATCGACCCCACTTTATTTTTAAATTTCAATCAAAGTATAGTCACTGCTATATCTTCATATCCGTTCTTTTTGCTAGAGCTAGGTAATAATAATTTTTCTATTGATCCTCAGCTAACCCCATCACAATTAAATTATCTAAAAGATAGCAATTTTATTAATACTGTAAACACAGAAGTACAGGAAAATTTAAATCTAAATTTAATTAAAACAGGTATTGAAAAATTTATAGGTACTGATTTTTATTACGTATCTACAGGCTCGACAAGCAGCGAAATACTTTCCGGAATGCTTTTTTCCGCTAATAATGATTTTGCTAATTATTTAAATAAAAGGTACCCTTCAGTAGCTGCAGTACCGAGTACCGAATATATAAAAACTGCAAAAGAAATAGGATTATTCTTTAAGCCTGATAAAATAGGCCTATCCGTTTTTAATAATTTTGGATTAAGATACAAGATCGACACAACTAAACTCAAAGAAAACACGATATATATTTTTCCTGATCCTAAGAAATACGGTAATGTATCTGGGCTTACAGAAGAAGAATTTTTTACTCCAATAGATTTCTATGAATTAAGCTATTTTTTAAAAACAGATTTCTCAAATCAGTTTAAATTTGGTGATCCGACCACACATTCTTACTATCAAACTTTTAGAGGATATGAAAGCAGAGACCAGACGCTAAATACTGCAGTTCAGGGAGTAATAAGATATACAGATCCGCAAGAATTTTTTAAAACTGATATTAGAAACATTTGGGCTAACGCTGATATATACCCAGCTATACCACAGAATGAACTACCTATAGATTTAAGAAATGAAAAGCTTTTATCAAAATTTAAAACCGTTGTACAATATAAAAACGATATTTACGGCAATGAATATATCTTATTTAAAGATATTAATCCTCAAAAAGCGTTAACAAATGTGCGTAATAATAATGAGCTAGATATTCTTAAATGCCTTGCATTAGATGGGCATTTATTTTTTGACCCTATATCAGGATTTAAATTTAACTACGATGTGATTAATGATAATCTCGGCTATTCAGGCGTTACATTAAAAACCACACTTAATATACCCCCGGGATCAGGATATTTTGCTAACCCTTCTTCTTATAATCTAGGCATACCCAGATTTTTCTTATCAGGATCTATTGATCCTGTAATTTCATATAGAATGCAGCCAGAAACTTTTTGTGATGCAATTATAAAAGATGAATATATATGCTCTGAATACGACGGTACAACTTTTGTATCTGCTGATAGTACACTTTTAGTAGATTTTCCATCAGACAGCCCTGATTTCACAAAAGATATCTTAGTTTATTATTCTATTTTAGTAGACGCAGGCGCCACTCCTTATGATGCCAATTATAGACCTTCTTATGTTAACCCCGCAATATTTACGTACGTGCCTCCATATTCTGCTGTTAACCAAGTTAACGGGTATGTTTATACTATTAATGGCGTATCACCGTGCGCTAACGGATTAGACTTCAACGTATCTTATGTCGAGGACAATAATTTTCTAAATTACAAAGTACCATTAAGAGAAACAACCGTTATTGAAGGAATTACTGGTTTAGATAAAAAGAAATCGTTATTTGATTCTAAATTTAAAGAATTAGGAGATATGTATTATAGAAATTCTAATTCTTCTATTATATTACCACTTTCTACAGCATTAAGCGGGGTTATTGCAAGATATAATGATGAAGTAGCTAATGAAATTAATAACAATATTATTAATTTTGATGTTGTATATGATGTAATACAATTTGAGACTATTAACTATCTAGCTTTTGTAAAAATACAGTTTGACTACGATACAAACCAAATAAAGAGTGTTGTCGCTAACGATTCTTATTTCTTAAAAGGAATATATTCTAATTTTGAAAAATTCTCAACAGTTTGGTTTAATGAGACTGAAAATAATTTTATTTTCTGTAAAACCGTTATTTTTTATGATCTTAGTGCTACAAACTATAAAATGATATATCCTGAAATTTACTCTCTAGATGTAGATACACTTAAGACCACTAAACTATATCCTCTTATTGATACTGAAAAATTAACCTATTATGATTTAAAAGACTTCTCATTATTAGAAAAGAATATTAATGTTAATATAGTAGAAATAGAGAAACCACTACTCAATTTCGATAATGAAACAGGTACCTACTGTATTAGTTATCTTGGCAAAGATATTTCAGAAATATTTTATATTTTTAAAACGTACTTTAAATATATAAACGGTAAAATAACTAATATTAATAATTCCATGTATAAATTAGTTACCGATGTAAATAGTACTAACTTTTCTAATTTTGCCGCAGTTGTATCTGGCGAGTATTTAGATAAAAATATATTTACATTTAACGGTTATGCTCCTCCAGGAGAATTAGATACTCAAAAAGGAGTATTCATTTTTAAACCTTATTCTTAATATGTATACACTCTCTACATTAGATAAATCATCAGTATTATATTTCTATGAAACCATAGACACTTCTAAAGATTTTATAGTCACTTTTGAGTATGCTTTTTTTGGATATGCTCTATCAGGTTATTATGGATTTAGCTTATTTTTTGTTGATGCTAATAAAGAGCTTGCTGGAGGCGGCCCGGGGCCTGCTCTAGGTGTAGCAGGGTTAAGAGCATTAACAGGAGCTTCTACAGTAGATTTTCAAGGATCGCAAAATTGTCAGCTTGCTATAGGTTTCGATTCTACCGGTGAGTTTGGTTCAACCAACCTTACACCTACTATAAGTGGATTTGCATCGCCCTTACCTAACACTATTACTTTAAGAGGCGGTACATCACAAGATTTCTACCCCCTATATAGAACAGAATCATTATCTAGTTCTGCTTTTTCAGAACCCTTTCAGCTTTACAGGCAAATACCAAAAACAATCACTCCTAATGTAGACCCATCTAAAGAACCATTACCGTCATTTAGAACTTTTAGAGTCAGAATTACCGATTTAGGTACTAGAGTTGTAATAGATCATAAGATAAAAGATAGGTTCATTAATATAGTAGACCATAAATTAAACTATTCTATATCACCAACAGTATTTCCTGCTATTGGTTATAGCTTTGGTCCCATGAACTTTCCAACTGATATTAATGCAGCTGTATTAGCTATAAAGAGTATTAACGCTAATGCATTTTTCCTGACACCCACACCAACACCTTCTATTACACCCACAAATACTTCTACACCATCTAATACACCTACTATTTCTGTTTCACCGTCTCTTACACCTACACTTTCATTAACACCCTCAGAAACACCCACAAACACACCAACAATTTCATTAACCCCTACAATTTCTATAACCCCAACAAACACTAGTACACCTACTGAGACACCTACAAACACACCAACACCAACAAATACACCAACATACACTAGAACTCCATCCGTTACCCCTACATATACCTTTACCCCTACATACACACCTACTTTTACAAGATCACCTTCACCCACACCTACTACTACAAGAACGCCCACTAACACTCCTACAGTGACAAGAACAACAACTAACACACCAACAAATACAAGAACGCCCACTAATACTCCTACAGTGACTAGAACACCTGGCCCTACACGTACGAGTACACCTACGAACACCTCTACACCAACAGTAACTAGAACCCCTACTATTACACCGACAAATACTAGAACGCCTACCGCAACACCTACTATGACGCCGTCACCTAAAGCTGCTCTTTCATTTACATCTACCGGTGGTATTGCAATACCCTCTTTCGGTATAGCAACTCCCTACCCGCTTAATATTAATGTCTCTGGTGTACCTAGCAATGCATATAATATTACTGTTACACTTAATAATTTAACTCATAGCTATAATGAAGACTTAGGAATACTTTTAGTTTCACCTGCAGGTGTTGCTACTTTGCTTTCTTATAATACAGGAGAAGGAATAGGAGATACGCCAATAACAGTTACCTTCGATCAATTAGCTTCTCAAGTATGGGATGGTACTTCAGCAGGTACATTTAAACCATTTACCGCATCTAGTGAGGTAGACTTTGATCTGATAAATGGATGCCCTGCAGGGCCGTATGTTGCTAATTTAGGCGTATATAATAATGCTACACCAGCAAATATTAACGGTACTTGGAAATTATATATAGAAGACTTTACTCCTAGAGATTCAGGTACTATAGTCAGTGTTACTATAACGATTTACTACTATTGATTTTTGCTGACTATCTAATAAAATAATTTAGTGAAAAGAAAAATTACTAAATCTAAAGCTGTATCTAAATCTTTAACTAAATCAAAATCGACAACTAAAAAGTCTTCAGGAAGTGATAAAATATTTATATCTATTGCTTCATACCGCGATCCTCAGTTACTACCTACAATAAGAGATTGTATCGCTAATGCTAAAAATCCTGACAATCTAGTTTTCGGTATTTGCTGGCAGCGAGATGATACTGAAACGTTAGCAGAATTTACGGATGATAAAAGATTTAGGGTAATACCCATTCCATGTATGGAAAGCAAAGGTACATGCTGGGCCCGTAGTATGATACAGGACAAATATCAAGATGAAGAATATCATTTACAGATTGATAGCCATCATAGGTTTGTAAAGGATTGGGATGAAAAGTGCATTAATATGATAAAGCAGCTTCAAGATAAAGGACATAAAAAGCCTTTGCTTACAGGCTATATTTCTAGCTTCAATCCTGATAATGATCCTGCTGAACGTATTATGATTCCTTGGAAAATGAATTTTGATAGATTTATTCCTGAAGGTGCAGTATTTTTTCTCCCTGCATCAATAGATGACTATAAGCAGAGATCCGAGCCAATACCTTCTCGCTTTGTTTCAGCCCATTTTATTTTTACTCTAGGTAAGTGGATTAAGGAAGTTCCTTATGATCCTTATTATTATTTTCACGGAGAAGAGATTAACTTAGCTGTAAGGTCATTCACACACGGCTACGATCTCTTCCATCCACACATTGTTGTTGCCTGGCATGAGTATACTCGTCGCGGTAGATCAAAGCATTGGGACGACGTTAAGCAGTGGTATGAGTTAAATAAACTTTCACATCAAAGAAATAGAATTCTCTTTGGAATGGATCCTAATACCAAGAAAATTAAATTCGGTAAGTATGGGTTTGGTACAGAACGTTCAGTTTCTGATTACGAGGCTTACTCTGGTCTTCATTTTAAAAGAAGGGCAGTGCAGAGATTTACGCTGGATAATAATTTAGCGCCTAATCCTAATAATTTTAAGACTAAGGAAGAATATGAGCAATCTTTCTTAAGAATCTTTAAACATTGTATTGATATTAGATACGAGCAAGTACCTGAGAAAGACTATGATTTTTGGTGCGTAGCGTTTAAGGATAAAAACGGTAATGATGTTTACCGTAAAGATGCCGATAGAGGTGAGATTGATAGAATGTTTGCGGATCCTGACAAGTATTGTAAGGTTTGGAGAGAGTTTAATATTGAAGAGCCGCCACATAGCTGGATTGTATGGCCTCATAGTATTAGTAAGGGGTGGGCAGACCCTATTACCGGTATATTAAACCACGACGGGTAAACTCATAATATAATGAGCGTAACCTTTATCTCATGCGTATATTATGATTTATACGAGACAGAGTTTAACGGACGTACGTCTAGAGAACTACATTACTTATATTCATTGCGTAATATATTGAATACAGATGTAAATTTATGTCTTTATACGTCAGAAGAACACATACCAAAAGTTACTAGGTTTTTAGAGCCATCTCACAATAAGAATATTAAAATATTACCACTGGATCTTAAATCTACCAAACTATATGATAGATTGAAACCAATTAAATCGAGTAATTTACTCGAGCCAATGAGATGCTACGAAATTATGTATTCGAAGACCGATTGGCTCAATGAAGTGGTCACTAGCAACCCTTTCAATAGTGAATATTTTTATTGGATTGATGCAGGGCTTTCGCATCATGGTTTATTTCCTCAAAGATTTAGAAGAAATAACACAGGAGATCCACAGTATGACCAGTGGTATAATTATGATTTATTTAATAGCTCGCTTGTTGAGAGAACTTTAAAACCTAATCTCGAGAAATTATTCGCAATTTGCCTGGAACAGCATACATTAATACAAAATAGGTATATAGCTGAATTATTTGAAGCACCTAGACAGCTACCACTTCATTTTATTGGTGGATTGTTCGGTGGTTCACCTTCTAATATTAGATGGTTTTATGATGAGTTTAATAAAAGGCTTAATAAAGCATTAGAAATAGGATTACTGCCCACAGAAGAACAAATATATACATCTATACTTCATGATAATTTAAATAGGTTTGATTATAGAACGTTTAATACGTGGTATTACCCTGATCCTAAAAATCCTATTTTTGATAATTTTATGCCCTACCTTCAAGGCCATACACCTAAACCTTTTTTTGAAATATTTTTATGAATAATATAGCTTTTTACGGGTCACATAACGGTGGAATAGCTTTTAAGCATAATAATCGATATAGAGTTATTGAGATTGAGAGATTCGCTAGTAAGAAAAATCTCGGATTGGTTCAATATAGATTATGCCATAATTCAAGATTTATTTTAGATGAAATGCTAAAATATCTCAATAAAGAGTTTAATATATATCCTTACTTTGATACTTGTATATATTCTAATACAGATGTAATTTATGGTACTGAAAAATATAATTTTGAAAAATTTATTACAGCCAAAGAGCATAAATTCTGTTTGCATCACAGAGCACATGCAGCAGGTACATTCTATCAATCACCTTTTCAGAAAGCATTAATTTTTAGCTTTGATGGCGGTGGCAGTGATGGGTTTTTTAATATATATACTGCTACTAGAGCTGAAAGTGTAACAGAAGTACAGAGGTTTAACTTAGATCTTGGGTTTGCATATATGATTTTTGGTCATTTTCTTAAAGAAATAAGCTTTGAATCAGATCTCAATATAGGCAATCTCGTTTATTCTGGTAAACTAATGGGTCTCTGCGGATATGGTGAGGTTAGAAACGACTGGGTACCACACTTTAAGGAGTTTTATTTGAAAAAACCTAGCGGATTAAATTATAACGAGCTTTTAGCAGAACTAGGTATTAAAATAGGAGTTATCTTTGATGTTAATAATAGGATTGGTGATAAAATTGGTTTAGATATAGCCGCTACTTCACAACATGTTTTTGAAGAAATATTTTTTGAAACAGTCACTCCTTTTGTTAATCAGTATCTGGATTATCCTTTATGTGTAACTGGCGGGTGTGCGCTAAATGTTGTTTGTAATACTAAATTAAAAGAAAAATTTAATAGAGATGTATTCGTTGCACCAAATTCTAATGATTGTGGATTAGCGTTAGGTATGCTTTTAGATCATGAGAGACCCTTTAGTCAAGTAGATGTGACTTATGGAGGATTACCTATTTGTGACCCCAATGCGTTATATGAATTAGTTGAAAATAAATGGACAAACGAATATACTCCTCAAGTCGGAGCTCAATTATTACGTAACGGTAGTATAATTGGTGTAATAAGAGGCGATTCAGAACATGGACCTAGGGCTTTGGGTAATAGAAGTATTATTTGTAATCCCTCGGTACCAAATATGAAGGATATTCTTAATAGTAAGGTTAAGAAGCGTGAGTGGTTTAGACCATTTGCTCCTGTTGTACGCTTAGAGGATGTAGAAAAATATTTTTATTTTAAAGAAGAGAGCCGCTTTATGAGTTTTTATGCCAAAGTCAAAGAAGAATGGAAAGAACAATTAGCGGCTATTACTCATATTGACGGTACTGCTAGACTTCAAACAGTAACGTATGATCAAAATCCTTATCTCTACGAACTATTAACAGAATTTAATAATCTTACAAATTTTGGTGTTTTATTAAATACCTCTTTTAATGTTAATGGTAAACCACTTATCAACTCCTATAAAGACGCGCTTTATATGTTAAACAATTCAGGACTAGATTATGTGTTTACTCAGAAATATATAATACATAAACAATAAAAATGAAAGTTAATGATAATATATACGATAAAGCGCTTCATTATATTGGGCGTAACAAAAAAGATGCTTTTGTTGTCATTATTGGCGCAATGGATGGTATTTCATTTGATGAAACAAGAGGTTATATAGCTGTTTATAATTGGAAAGGGTTATTTGTTGAGCCCATTAAAGAGCAATTTAATAAATTAGTTAACGTTTATTCTGGTACATCCGGGTGTTTATTTGAAAATAGCGCAGTATCTGATAAGAATGGAACTGTTAAGATGCTTAGAATTAATAATGAAGCTATTAATAAAGGTCTGGTACACGAATGCTTCGGTGGAATGAGCGCTATTTATCCACCTCGTAATGGGTTGGCATCTGAAGGAGATAAGCAGACTGTTGAAAAATACGGTGAGTTTGTTGAAGTCGATTCAATAACACTACCTACACTCTTCGAAAAGCATAGCATTAAGCAATTTGATATTATATCAATAGATACAGAAGGACATGATTATGTTATTCTAAAGCAACTAAACTTTAAAAAACATAGCCCCAAAGTAGTTCGTATTGAATATATTAATTTAACTCAAAAAGAGCAAAAAGACGCCGTTAAACTTTTAGAAAAGAATGGATATGTTTATAATATTATAGGTCAAAATTTAGATGCTGTTAAAAAAGAATTTTGGGATGAAGTAAATGGAAATGTTGAAGCACCTTTATCCATCGCAGTAAAAGAACCAGAAAAAATGTTTGAAGATATTACACTGGTCACTGGGTTATGGAATATTGGCCGCAATAATCTTAAAGAAGGATGGAGCAGAAATTATGATCATTATCTAGAAAAATTTTCTGAACTATTAAAAACACCATATAATTTAGTTATTTTTGGTGATGAAGAATTAGAGCAATTTGTATTAGAGAGGAGAAGTATCTCTAATACACAATTTATTAAGAGAGATTTAAGCTTCTTTACAAATACTGAATTTTTTAATAAAATACAAGAAATTAGAAAAAATGATGAATGGTTAAATCAAGCAGGCTGGCTTAGAGAATCAACTCAAGCTCGATTAGAAATGTATAATCCATTAGTCACTAGCAAGATGTTCTTACTTAATGATGCTCGATTACTTAGTAAATTTAAAAATAACTACATGTTTTGGGTTGATGCAGGTCTTACTAATACAGTACACTGGGGATATTTTACAGAGATACATACTATTAACAATTTAAAACGTTTTTTTAACAAATTTTCTTTTGTATGTTTTCCTTACGAAGCTGTAAACGAAATACATGGGTTTAAGTTTGATGATATATGCAAAATAGCTAAGGATAAAGTAAAGTTAGTTGGTAGAGGCGGATTCTTTGGTGGTCCAGTTAGCACTATTTCTAATATAAATTCACTTTATTACAACATACTTAAAAGTACTTTAGAACAGGGGTTAATGGGAACTGAAGAGTCTATTTTCTCTATATTAGTTTATCTGCATGGCGATTTAGTAAATTATTTTGAAATAGAAGATAATGGATTAATTAATAAGTTTTTTGAAGATCTAAAAAATGATAGAGTTGTAGCTAAAAGTAAATGCAAAGAGACCAACATTAATGTAACCCTTAACACAGATAATACAGCACTATATGTCCTAACATATAATTCACCTAAGCAGTTTGCAACTCTTATTAAATCTATGGCTGAATATGATTGCGATTTTCTAGAAAAACCACAAAAGTTTTTGCTTGACAATTCCACTAACAAAGACACCCTTAATGAATATTTAGAGCTTTGCAAAAAATATAAATTCACACACATTAAAAAGGACAATATTGGAATATGCGGCGGTAGACAATTTATTGCTGAGCATGCTGACTCTAATAATTTCGATTTTCATTTATTTTTTGAAGATGATATGTTTTTTTATTGCGGGGTAAAAAGACCTTGCAAGAACGGGTTCAATAGAATAATACCTAATTTGTACATTAACGCATTAGAAATTACTAAAAATTACGGATTAGACTTTCTTAAACTAAGCTTTACTGAATTTTTCGGTGATAATACCGTACAATGGACCTGGTATAATGTACCTCAAGCTGTTAGAGAGAAAGTCTGGCCGCATAAATCACAACTACCAGTGACAGGAACCGATCCTAATGCGCCTAAAACAAAATTTAATAATATTATATCTTACAAAGGCATTCCATTTGCAACCGGTGAAATTTACTATTGTAATTGGCCTCAAGTAGTTACAAAAGAAGGCAATAAAAAGATGTTTTTAACCACAAAATGGGCTCATCCTTTTGAACAAACTTGGATGTCATATATTTTCCAAGAAAACTTAAAAGGTAATATTAATGGCGGTGTTTTACTTGCTTCTCCTACGGAACACAATCGATTCGAATATTATAAAGCTTCAGAAAGAAGAGAAAATTGATTTAATTATTGTACTTTAGCAGTAAATAATAATGTGAATTTAGTTAGCTATGTACTTTCAAGTACTCAAATAAGCGAAAAACCATCTGTTTTAAATCACTATCTATTTTTAGATCCCGCTTTCGGTACTAATTTTACTTGGCCAAACACAGCGAATGGCTTGCAGTTTACCACATTAGAACCTGCTTACACAGCACTCACAGATGGCGGAGATTTCTTTCCCTGGGGATACCCCATTTTTAATACCACTCTTAGTGCTGATCTTGGACTATATAAAGGAGAAACTACATTAGTTATATCACCATCAAGTATTGATGAAACATATTATGCGACGCTAAAGATAATATATGATTTTAATGATGGTAGTGATATTATAAATGTAGAAAAAAATACTGTTTTAAATTATATCCCTAGCAAACCTGTTTTTGATCCAGGGTCACCGAAAGAAAAAAATATAGAACACGTGTATATTCCTAACTCGCTAAGTGCTATAACATACTATCCAACTATATCTGTCGTAAATGGTAACTTAGCGCTAAACGTCTTTAATTTACAACTAACTATACTACCCGATACGGTTTTTCGCTTCGACTCACCTCATCTAGTTAATTCTTCACAAATTTCCTCTAGTATAGATACTATTCAAAAAAGCGTAGAACTAATAGAACTTAACGATGATAATACAAATTTTGTAAGCAATTTTCTACTACTTAGTACAGCCCCAGATGAAGAATTAAATAGACGCTCTAATAGAAATTATACACCAACACCTACGCGTACAGCTACTACTACACCGACACCTACAGTTACACGTACGCGTACACCAACACCAACACCTACACGCACACCTACAAGAACAGTCACACCTACAGTTACACAAGATATTACTAATACTCCTACACCTACTATTACTAGAACACCCACGCGTACACCAGCAGTTACACCCACTATAACAGAGACAGCTGCTGTGACACCAACACCCACACCTTCATTTACCTTTACACCTACATATTCTATTACACCAACTAACACACCTTCGCATACACCTACAAGAACAAATCAACCTACATCTACACCTACGCGCTCAGTAACACCTACGTTTACACCTACAAAAACACCATCAAATACACCTTCCTATACATTACCGGTTACACCAGCAATTTCAAACACACCAACAGTAACATACACCCCGACTCGCACAGAAACACCAACATATACACCTACACCTACAGTAACACCTACAGAATCTGGATTACCAGATCCTACACCCACACCTGAAGTAACACCAACTAACACACGCACACCTACTAGTACTCCTACAAATACACCTACTAACACACCAACTAATACCTCTACACCCACACCCACAAGGACAATTACACCTACACCAACACTATCGCGTCCTTCACCCGTTGGTCCTGGTACAGCATTAGTAGCAGGAGATAATACATACGGTCAATTAGGCCTTAATACAATAAATGATTTCTATACAACTATAAATAGTAACATAGGTACATTTACAAACGCATCTTTAGGATTGAGACATTCGCTTACATTAAGCGCAACTAGTGACGGAACAGCTTTATTTGGTGCAGGATATAATGAAAATGGGCAGCTTGGATTATCACAGCTCATATATTACCCTACTTGGACAAGAATATCCGGATTCTGGACTAAGGTAGCCGCTGGTTTTTATAGCTCACTTGCACTATCAGGTACAGATTTATATGCTACAGGAGATAATTCTACCGGACAAATTGGATTAGGCACTTCATTATCTGCTTCTACCTGGACTCAAATACCTGGTAGCTGGTCTGATATATCTATTGGCTATGAATTTGCTGCAGCACTTGCTTCCGACGGCTCATTATATACTACAGGAGATAATACCTACGGTCAATTATCCTACGGAAATAATACAGCTACCAATACATTTACACTTGTAACTAATTACATAGCAGATGATGGTATAACTATTTTGAATAATCCGAGATTTAATAGTATATATTGTAGCAAATATAGTGGATTATATGCGCTTTCAGGATCAAGCGCACCTTATAAGCTTTATGTAGCTGGCTATAATCAACAAGGTCAGTTAGGTCTAAATAATAATATTAATAGATCTTACTTAACACCAGTAAACTCTATACTACTAATTAATAATCCAAGATTTGATAAGATAGCACCAGGTACAGACCACGCGTTAGCATTATCCGGTACAGATGTTTATGTCACAGGTAGAAATAATGTATATCAATTAGGATTAAATGATACAACAACAAGAAGTGTTTGGACAGCTATTACCGGGAGTTATATAGATATTGCCGCGGGTGCTCAATTTTCTGTAGCTCTTAATACTTCATTAAGATTTAGTAGAACAGGTATAAATGATAGAGGTCAATTGTTTAATGGGACTACGAGTACTATTACATTATGGACAGTAGATCCTGTTGTAAGAACGGTATCAAGAGTACACGCCGGATATAGACACACTATTGCTACATAGTAATAAATATTATTTTATGCAGATAAACAATTTAACATCTACTAACTTTAAAGGGTTGTCTGCAAAATATAAATTAGATTCTACATTAAAACTTAATGAAAATATAATTTTTTCAGAGCAAGATTTATTTATACCTAAAAATGAATCATTTATAGAATTAAATGATAATAAAATTAATAATTTTTCTAATCTATACCTAACAAAAAATAATCTTTTAACTAGTGCAGTATATATAAACCCTTTAAAAAAATTAGAAGATGAGGGATTTTCTACTTATTTTGCGGTAAATAGCTTAGGTACAATTACACCTGATAGTAGATTCTGGATTGTAGCAGAACCAGGCATATCTACTAATATAGCGGACGTAAGTGCAGATGGTGATTTATCAGGTTTAAATAACTCATATCTTTTTGATGTTGAGCTTATAGATGAGCAGTTTTGTAAAATAACACATGAAAATAATAATGTAACTAGATATCTCACTGTTGACTATACAGGTAATTTAACTTTTACTAAAGATGCAGGTTTAGATGCTTTAGGACCACTATGCCCTCAATTATTTTACTATGTTTATGATAGAGATTATGATTATTTTCTTATTATAAAAAATATAAACGACATTCCAAAATTTGTAAATGTTAGTGGAAATAAACTCACACTAACTGATCCTTTAACAGGCACCGCTATTCCTTATTCTGTAAGTTCTATATTTAGACTTAGACCTAGAAACCCTATACCTAATACAACTGATGTTTATGATCCGTGGGTGAGCTATAGAAAAGATTTAAAAACAAATTCGCAAAATATAAATGAAAATAGAAGTTTTAGTAATATAAACTCTAATTTACTATTACACAGTGAATTTTTTAACCTTACCGGTAATTCGCTTGACGTAAATATACTCTCATTAAAAAACACTAATACTTCTGAAAATTTTCAATCACGCAATAATCCTCTCTTTAATGAAAATAGTGTTGAGTTTAGAGAGTATCAAAGTATTTTTTCGGGAACAAATCAAATTTATGGCGATGATAATATTACGCTGGGATACGAAAGCTATACAACTAATATTTTGCTTAAAAAAGATAAAGTAACATATTTTCATATTCCAGAAAATTTTTATCCATTTCAACAATTAAATGTAGCGGATTCAGGGCTAATACAAGCTGGCGCAATTGCAGGTGACCACCCGATCAAATCTGATAAAATTTTTAAGAAAAAAGCTGATTATAAGTACACTTCATACTTTGGAGATAGTAAAGAAGAAAATTCAGGTCAATTTTTGTGTACTTGGCTTTCTGGTAGCACAGATATAGACACATCGCCAATATGGGTAGATAGATATTACAACCCTAAAAATGTCTCGTTTTTAAAAGCGCTTACTGCATCTGATTTTAAAGCTATAAAGTATATATCTCTTTTTGATTGCTTAGTTGATAAAGCAAAGGAAATTTTAGGCGATGTAGACGTTTTTGATAAACCTTCCGATTTAATTTTTGAAAAAGGTACATATTATGCCTATTATCATTACGGTCCTGTTGGCGTTAATAATTTTATAAAAACGCTTTCTGACAGATTAATAGAACAAAAACCAGAGAAATTTGTTTACTTTAATGGAGCTAATGCAGCACCATCTTTAGAAGATGTGAACGAATTTACATTTAATGGAAAAGTTTATGCTTCTACATCATCACTTTCATCTATAAATGATACAAACACGTTTACTTTATTGTTTGATGCATTTAGTGAAGACTGGACAAAACCTATGGGATATCAACTTATAGGTAATTACGATAGAGATGGTTTTGGTATTTTCAATGAAAATATAATAACACCTACATTTTTTATTACAGGATTAAGTTCTCTAAAAATTACAAATAGTAGCATAGATTTACTTAATAATTTAACATTTAATGCAAATATTGTTGCATCAATAAGACGGCAAGGATTAGATGATTTTTATCTAATTTTTGATGATAATACTTTTAGGAGATATAATCTCTCTTATAATGAAACGAGAAGAAATAGCTTTTCTAGGTTAGGAAATTTAGTAAGTTTAGATTATATTGAAGATAAAGCATTTGCATTGGTAGACAGTGGTACTGGAGACAAGTTAGTATATCTATTAAACCTATATACTCACGAAATTACTAACATTACAGGTCAAACCGGTTCCAACGGTCTATACCCTGCAAGATTTTTAACAGCTTTTCCTTCTAGAGGTGTAAATAAAACAATTAACTATTATAATGGAAAGCTTTATTTAACACCAGGAAACAAAGCAGAAAGAATACAAGATAAAATATTTTTTCAACCAGACACAAGAAGAATATTAGTATGGGATAATATTACAACTAATTCAGTAGCAACAACTGCATTTTATTCGCAGACATCTATTGATGATTTTTCTATAGATTTTGAAGGTAATGTATGGTTATTGTTTGATGCGACAAAATATGCGAAATATACTAGTGATAGAAAATTTATTTTATCCGGCGCTTTACCGGATCCGAGCTATTTTAACTTTAAAGTCGATTTTCAAGCTGAATTTATTAATGGAGAATATAAAAAGTATGCAGTGCTCACAGCACAAAAAGTTTTAGCTACAGATTCAATTAATTTTTATAAGATTGATATTGAAACAGGTAAATTAATAGAAACAAACAGCATAAAAGCTAATGTTTTATTTAATAATAATCTTACTAATAGTAGCTTTTTAAGAACATTTATAAAAGAAAAATACGAAACTTCTCAAATTAACATAAAAGCAAAATTAGTTAATATGATCGACTCTAATGATATTGTTTCACCGGAAATAAAATTAGATTTAACTTTACTAGATCCTGGATATCACAGCTTTGCAGTTCGATTCGATTCATATAATGGTAGGATATATTTGTTTGTTGATGGTCAGCCCGCTGGATACGGACTTAATGGTAATTTAGGCTATGACACATTTAGCCCCAGGAAATATAAATTTAGTAATATTATATATAAACCCTTCTTATACGGATCTGCATCCTATGCTTATTCAATACCGCTGTTTTCTTATTTAAAAAATACTAACTATTTAGTTAATAATCTATCTTTAAAAAATATTTATCTCTATAACAAAGCGTTGTTTGACTTTGATATAATGCATCATGCAAGACAAAATATGAATATTGAAGATTTAAGGTTTGATGTTGCTTGCGGTAGAAGAAACTACTTGGAAGAAATTGAAAGGTATTTTAAGCTCAGCCCTCCATCATCAAAATCAACATTATATAATTTAGTTATAAGAAATTCAGGAATAACTGATATGATTTTACGAGATGAGTTAGAAAAGAGAATACTTAATATTATTAATAGTTCAGCTCCCGTTTATACTAAGCTAAATAAGATTATATGGAGTAACTAAATGAATATATTAGAAATTTTTAACAACAAAGGACAAATCTACGATAGACATCTGTTTTCTAAAATTACTCTTCCCTATAATTTAAACGAAATTAAGATACAAGCCAACGAAACTGTATCTAATGAAATTCTTAACCTAAAATTTAATCATTTATACGATAATTTTTTATATCTTTATAAAAATTCAATAATTGCCTCTAACATAGTACCTGTTTCATCTACAGCGATGGCTGGTGTAACGTCTAATTCCGAAGAATTTACTTGGTATAATAATATAAGTACCTCGCAATTTGTTTATATAACTGCATACCCCGATATTAATAACGTTTCTGAAATGTTGGTAGTAAAAAACGCAGATATAAATCAATATACTGCATTTGTTACAAGCGGCTCAGCTATAAGAGCATTAAATTTCGATAAAAACGCAACTTATATAAATAGCTCTTATTTTCAGGATGTCGTTGTACCTACTTTCAATGTTAAATACTCTCAAATAACAGATTTTGCGCAAACAAGCACATTCTTGTTCGTTTTAGATAAGGGACTCAATAGACTCATAAAGTATGATGCAAGTGGATTTACTACTAATGAAATCACAAAAAGAAATAAACTTTATTTTATGGATTCAATAGGTAATTTTGGTTCATTTAATTCAAAAACTGAATTTAATAATCCTCACGCTGTTACTGTTTATAATAATGAAATTTATTTACTAGATTCAGGTAACAGTAGTATTAAAAAATACGATATTAATTTAAACTGGCAGCAAACATATAGACTGTATAAAGATTTTCTCAATAATTATCCAATTGATATAGCATCGGATAATACAGGTAATTTATATATACTTACAACTACTAATAAAATATACCTCTATGATAATAATGTAAGTAATTTGCAAATTATTAGTCTATCAGGACTAAATGAAAACGAGACTTTTAAAAAGATCGTTTTTTCGAAATTTGACAATAATGTTTTTTATTTATATTCAAATAAAAACGTATATAAAAAATTTGTTACAAGCGCAAATCAAATTGTTGGTAAGTACTTATTCTATCTACACAAATACGATACAACAGTAGAACAAATAGGGGCTTTAGGGTCAGCTGCAACTGACACAGGAGATATAAATTTAATAGCGTCTACTTCAGGCAATAAAATTGGTAAAATAAGTTATTTTTTTGATAACCTTAATTTATTTGATGTACTCGCTGAACGCACTTTTGATGTTTATAGTTCTTTCGATATAAACTTTAACAAAGATGAGTATCTGCAAAATTGGGTAATTAATAAAAATATTTCTAAAATTATTATTAACCATATGCGCTTAAGAGATCAAATAGTTGGCAAGTTTATTGCATTAAGAGATTCTAGAGATAATATCGTATTTGACGGTACTAGATATCTTTTGCCTGATGAATTAGATTCAATTTATTTTGGGCAAGATTTAGATTTTTATATCGGAGTAAATGAAATAGTAAGTAGTAGTATTTTAAATAGATCTTTAGAAAAAATATATAATATCCAGCAATTATTATTAGATGTACTTAAAGCAGATATTTTAAGCGCCCCTAATACTTCAACTATAGTAACCTTAAATTAAATACTTCAATGCCACAGAAATACGTATTCAGAGTAAATAAGATAAAAGCAGTAATACCTGTTACGCCTGTACTACCTACTGAAACCCCAGGACCGTCTCCTACACCTTCTGTTACTCAAACAGCCCCTCCTTCCCCTACACCTACAAGAACACCCGATGTAACTCCTACTAATACCCGCACACCTACCTTTACACCTACCAACACCCGTACACCTACTAACACACCTACCAACACCCGTACACCTACTAACACACCTACTAACACCCGTACACCTACTAATTCAGTTACTATATCTAACACACCTACAAATACGCCTACAGAAACACCTGTTGGTACATTAACGCCAACACCTTCAAACACACCTACTATTTCTCTAACACCGACAAACACACCTACTATTTCTCTAACACCGACAAACTCTGTAACACCTACAAGTACACCAGAAATTACTCCTACAGGCTCTAATACACCTACCTTTACACCCACTAATACTCGTACAAATACCGTAACACCCTCTAATACACCTACTAATACAGTAACCCAGACACCAACTTGTACTGAAGGTATAACTAACACACCAACACCTACATTTACTACTACACCTTCCGAAACACCAGCTAATACACCAGAACCTACTCAGACTGTTTCACCTACAAGAACACCTTCAAATACACCTACAATTACACCTACTAGAACAGCCACTAGCACACCTGCACCGACACCAACACCAACAACAACATTTACACCTACACCTACACCAACATCGACGCAAACTCCTACTGCAACACCTACTAAGACAAATACACCTACACCAACTTCTACTGCAACACCTACAGCAACTCAAACACCTACGCAAACATCAACACCTACAAGGACGGCTACACCTACTAATACACCAACTAACACACCAACTAATACCTCTACACCCACACCCACAAGGACACCGCCACCCACTCCTACAAGAACACCTACTAGTACGGTAACAAGAACACCTACAACTACTCCTACACCTACCTTTACACCTACAGAAACAGCTACCGTTACACCTACTAATACACCTACTAACACTGCAACAGCTACAGTTACACCTACAGTTACCGTTACACCTACTAATACACCTACTAGCACTGCAACAGTTACCGTTACACCTACTAATACACCTACTAGCACTGCAACAGCTACAGTTACACCTACAGTTACCAGGACAACCACTAGTACACCTACATCTACTGTGACCCAAACAAGGACATCCACCAGTACGCCTACAAGAACAGTCACACCTACAACAACATCGACAAATACACCTACAGCAACCGTAACACCCACAAGACAGCCAGTACTCACGGCAACTGTATTTGTACCGCCGAATTCCGGATCTATAAACCCTACAATAACTGTAGGCACAGGAGTAAACGCAATTACAATTTCATCTACTGGAAACAGTACAGGATTTACACTTTATTATAATAGTATAGGTAGTGGCGAGGGCGGCGGCGCAGCTGCTGTAGGAATATACATTCCTAGCTTAGGTGTTGAAATTGGTAGGTTAGATTACTTTACCGCTCGCAATGGAAATTATTTTGGCATCCTATTACAAGGGTCTTCTACGATTTATTATGGTAAATTTGAGCTTAGCCCTGATGGCGACTTAAATTGGGTATTCCCTGCAGATGATGCATGGCCAGGGGGATAAATCGTAGTGTCACAATTAATAATTTAGTTATTTTACCATAAATAATATATATGGCCGGTAATGCACGCTTTCATAATAAATGGCATAGAAGAAATCACCATTCTTTGCCATCAAGTGGTTACCCTGATTCAGCAACAGACCCCATTGCGTCGGCTGAAGAACCTTTTATTGGTGATTTTATATTAACTGGTAGTTTAAGTGCGCGTAAAAATGCTTACATAGATGGTGATACTACTATACAAGGAAATTTATCTGTTTTAGGTGCCCTTACGTATTTAGACACTATAGTATCTGTAACGAGCGCTCTTTCAGTCGTTAATCACGGAACAGAAACAGCATTAACAGTAGTGCAGTATGGCGAAACTCCTATTGCACATTTTATAGATGGTGATGCAACAGGTGAAGGGCGAGATGCGCTATTTATTGGTAATGAAGGCAGAATTGTTATTGCTGGTACAGAAACAGCTTCAAAATATGACCCCGCTGTTAAAACAGATGTACCAATGCAGGTTACTATCAACGGAAATGCGTATTCAAACAGAGCATTTATTTATGAAAGACCAGATGCAAATACGATTTATGTTAGTACCACAGGCTCAGATACTAACTCAGGCTTAAATCCTTCACAAAAAGTACGCACGATTAAAAAAGCAGCTAAAATTGCTTTTGATGTCTACGGTGTTAATAAATGCACAATTCAAGTTGAAGCAGGTGATTATACAGAAATAAATCCAATATATATTCCCGCTGGTACTTCTATTATTGGTAATGCATTTTTAAGACGAAATATTTTAAGACCCTATCATAAACAACTCGACTTTTTTTGGCTTAATAATGCTTGCTATCTTTGGGGATTTACTTTTAGAGACACCTGGGCTCCTTGCGCCGCAACCGCATTTCCAAATCTTCTTTCTAGCACCCCTGCTTATCAAATAGCTTTTAATACACCTGGATACGAAATAGACACTACAAAGCCCGGCGGGGCGTTTGGATTACCTATTGTTTCGAAACCGTTTATTACTACGAGTCCTTATACACAGGGTATGAGCTCTATTACTAAATATCAAGTAGTACCTATTCAACCAGATTTATATCCAAGCTATATCCAACCTGGAGCGCAATCAGTAGATTTAAGTAGAACAGATGGATACCTAGTATCTTCTTACATAGTCAGTGATTTTAATACTGTAATAAACATTATTCAAAATGGTAATAATCCGTTACCTCCAATTGAACCGTTTGCTGGGTTAAGACCCGGTGCAACTGACGCTATAGCGCTTTTAGTTACAAACAGAAGTGTAATTCAAGATGCTGTTATAAGATATGTTAATGATAAATACCCTATTTTTGCATACGATCAAGCAAAATGTTACCGCGATGTAGGGTTTCTGATAGATGCACTTATTTACGATTTGACAGAAGGCACTAATTTAAGCGCGGTTGACACTGGCAATCTCTATTTTAATGGCACAGGCGGTTCATCTAGAATACCCGGGCAACAATTACAAACAATCGATGCAATAAAATTTGCAAGCGAACTCTGCTTATATGTTACACAAAATAGAATTTATCCTTGGTATGAACAAAGGTTTGATTTAACTAAAACATCTGGCGGGCTAGAAGGATCTAATATCACTACATGCTTTGGTGTGATTAATAATATAATAAAAACAGGTATAGGTAATTTACCTGCTCCTATAAGCTTACCAGTTACAGCAGGCTCTCCTGATGCCGTTTCCCTTATCAATCTAAATAAACCCTTTATTCAAAAAACAGTTGTACAATATGTTAATAAAACATTTCCAGGTTTTGCTTACAATCAAGAATTATGTGAGAGGGATGTCGGTCTTATATTAGATGTAATATCAGAAGATATTACTAATCATAACACTTTATGCTCTATAAATGCTGGTAGCAAATATTATACTGCAAACAATAAGAGCTTAATTCTCGGTCAGGAAATTCAAACTATTGCTGCTCTAAACTACGCAAACTTTTTAACACAAAAAGCAATTACCAATACCATAGCAGTCACATCTCAATCTTTCTCCCCTTTCCTTTCTTCCGGTGTATTTAGCAGACAAGATATGGATGATTCGTACGACAATGTTACAAAAATTATTTTAACAGGCGAGCTACCAGCAGTACAATTTACAGATAATACGCATAATGGAGGCGCCCCCGCCGCACAATATGTAATTGATTCATTTGATACCGTATCAATTATTATTAGCAGTGCAGGTAGTGTAATACCTGCTATTACACCACCTACTGGACCAGTTCCTGGTGCTGCAGATGCAAGTTATCTTTTAACTGCAAATAAAGAATATATCAAAAGACTTACTATCAAGTATCTTGATAGAGTATTTCCAGACTTTAAATATAATGTTGAAAAATGCAAACGTGATGTCGGGTTAATTATTGATTGCGTAAATTACGATATTACTAATGGTACTAATTTGAGTAGTGTTCAAGCGGGTGAATATTACCTTGACGGTAACGGGGGCACTATTATAACTGGTCAAGAAATACCTACAGTTGCCGCATTAAATTTTGCTCGAGATTTAGCTGTTATTTGCATTAAGAATCAACAAAAATCGATTTTCGGCCAGACATTTGATTTGACTAAAACTAACGGAAAAGATGTATCTAATGAACTTACAACTGCATATACGTTAATTTCTGGTACAATATTAAATGGTATAGGGTCATATACACCATCGCCTGCGACATTTACAGTACCAGTTCCCGGTGGATCGAGCGCAAACTATCTTCTAGTTAACAATAAGCAGCTATTACAAGGTGAGGTTATAAATTATGTAAATATAACTTATCCGGATTTTGAATACGATGTTGCTAAATGCTATAGAGATGTAGGATTTATTACCGATGCAGTAGCTACAGATGTTACAACAGGTAATTACTTGAGCTCAACAGTAGTTGCTAGCTTCTATTACAACGGAACAGTTTCAAGAGTAAAAGGACAGCAAAAAGAGACATCTGCTGCCTTAGGCTATGCAAACTTAATGTCCCAGAATATTGTTCAAAATAAACCCATACCTTCAAGATACGATGCAGCCTCATTATTATCTCTTAATAAAGTATTCTTACAAAAAGAGGTTATTGAATATATGGATAAAGCGTATCCCGCTTTTGTATACGATAAAGTTAAATGCGAAAGAGATGTAGGCTTTATAGTCGATTCTGTTGTTTACGATATCACTAACGGGACAGATTTAAGCTCTATTTCCGCAGGTGCATTTTATCTTAACGGTGCTTTACCTGGTAATCAGAAATACGAAACAATCGCTGCAATTAATTATGCAAAGTATCTTTCAAAATATATTATAGAAAATAAACCAGTAGAGCGTATCGATGCAGGTTGTGGTATTAGAGTTGACGGTGAGCTCGCTTTAGGGTTTTTAAGAAGTTTTGTTACTGATTCCTTCACACAATTTAATGCAGGAGGAAAAGGTATACATATTATAAATTGCGGTTATGCACAGTTAGTAAGCACATTTACAATTTGTACTACTGAAGGTATATTTACTGAAAACGGTGGTCAGTGCAGTATTAGTACTTCAAATTGTTCTTTCGGTCTCTCTGGATTAGTAGCAGATGGTAAATCTAAATTCCCTCTACTTACTGGATATCAATATGAAACAACACCACTAGCTGAAAACTTCTTAATTGTACAAGGTGTTACACCCAAACCTTTATCTGCTTTTGTAGCAGCCTTACAATCTGGAATAGAATTAGAAGGAATTCCGGTACTAGAACCGTACAATGGTCTTTTAGTTAGAGTAGAAGATGACCCTGCCAGTGAATTTGATGAATTCTTAAATCCGGATTCTGAAGTCAAATACCACGGAATTAAAGCTGTAAGCGCATTAGGAGCACCATATCCACCCTACACTTATAGACTAACGTTAGAATCAAATATACAGGCTCCATTGACAGCATCTATAGTAGAACCAAAATATGTAAGGTTCTTTTTAAGAAGTCTAATTGCCACATCTTCACATGCATTTGAATATATAGGTACTGGTGTTGATCTAGAATTAGCTGTTCCATCATTAGGTGGTAGGCCGAAGAATGATGATGAAGCTGTATTTTCAAGAAACGGAATAGTTTATTATTCAAGTACAAACGAAAGGGGCGACTTCAAAGTAGGAGGTGGCTTTAGTATTGTACAAGAAAAAGGAACAGTTGAAGGTGTTGACTTTAACAAGTCAATTCTTGCTTTAGTCACACCTTTAATACTAAGTCTAGATTAAATAATATTATGGCTGATATACCTTTAAATTATTTTAAGAGACAAGTCTTTACATTAAATACGACTCCTACTATTTTGTACACTGCTCCTTTTGATAGAGCTGCAATTATATTAGCTTGCTATGCAACGAATTTAACACAAAATGATACAACCATAACTATAGGTGTCTCAGGTATTGGCGCACAGTTTGTACCTACTATACCTTATTACGATTATGCTAAAGGTATCTTAGTATCAGGTTCAGATACAACTAATATGTTTCCATCTAAGTTTGTTTTAAATCAATATGATGCCCTTATTGCTTCCTGTACATCACCAAACACCTTAATACTAAATGTAGCTTTACTGGAAACAATTAATACCATTGTCTAATTATGGCTTCATATGGTACCTCACCTCAAACCATTACTGGTAAAGTCAGAACAAGAACACCAGTTGAAGCTCTTTCTTCTCGCTACGGGTTCTTAAATCTACAAAATGCAGAGCCAAATTTAGGTGTACCAGGTCCCGCAGGTGTAAAAAACGAAAGTTTATTAGACGAAGGTTATAGATATTTTCTTTTATCTAATAATAATAACAGTCTTTCAGGGTGGAGAGTATGGTCTTACGATACACCAAGAATAGTAACATATAGCAAGCAAAACTCTCTTGCAATAGGTGAAAATGCAAACCCTATTAATTTTAATAGTGTCGTTTACAACAATCACCCATATGGAACAAATAGGTATAATAGTCAGTCTTTTGCAGATGATTCATTTAATGTTTTTTCGTTAAGCGGTATTTATCTTTTTGATGCAACAACCATTGGTGACCCCGCTAGTGCTACAGCATTTGTAGTTAGCGAAGATGGGAAAGTAGGTATAAATGTTGATGAACCTAACGAAGCTTTTACTGTTTTAGGAAATATTAGTGCACGCGGTAATCTTACTATTATAGGAAACAGCACATTAGGCAGAGATAAGACGACCACTAATACATTTAGAGGCAATGTTCGTATAGGAGACAGTTCTGAGACTGCTATTGTTTTTGGTATAAGTAACGGTTCATACGACACAAATTTATATAGAACCGATGTAGGTATATTAAGAACAGATGGAGTTTTTGTAGGAGCGTCATTAAGCGGAATAGGTGGTTTAAGTGCCGCGGACGTCACACTTACAAATGCAAATGTAACGTCTTTACCTAGTGTAACCGCATCAGGTGACTTTTTGGTTGTAAATATTAACGGAGCAAATCGTGCTTTACGACTTTGGGATTTTTAAATGAGTGAATATTATTTAAAACAACAAATTTTTTCAGGCGGCACTGCATTTTCTGATTCATTAAGTGCTTATGGAAGCAGCTATGCATTTGACGGAACAAATTTTTATTTAAAAGTAAAACTTGATGACGGTTTGGGTGAAAATACATATTATCTAAAATTAGAAAATTCTATTATAGGTGTAACACCAACAAACACACCTACTATATCTATAACACCAACAAACACACCTACTATATCTTTAACACCTAGTAATACACCTACTATATCTATAACACCTAGTAATACACCTACTATATCTATAACACCAACAAACACACCTACTATATCTTTAACACCGACTGAAACACCGACTGAGACACCTACAAATACACCTACACCAACGATTTCTGATACACCCGCTGAAACACCGACTGAGACACCTACAAATACACCTACACCAACGATTTCTGATACACCCGCTGAAACACCTACACAAACACCTACAATATCTGAGACACCTACCCAGACGCCAACAGAAACCCCTACACAAACACCTACAATTACACAAACTAATATTCCTATTATTAATATTAACAGCAATGATCAAACAATACCTCTTACCACAGAAAGCTCTTATCTAATAGTTGGTTCTTATATAAATACGTTTACTTTAGATATTGATGGTACACATAGTATTCCGTTTGAAAATTATTTCGATCCTAACAATTATTATAATTGTTATTTGTCAGCGGGTAACGGTATTAATGTAAGCAGTAGTACTAATATTATTTTTGTTGGGCAAAACGCTACTCTTTCTACTGTAGAAGACGATAACTATACCTTTTCGTATTATAATACAGGATCTTTATTACTAGGGTTTTTAACAACACCTGATGTACCACAACCCACACCTACACCTACTAAGGACCCTGTTGTATCGCCTACACCCACATTATCACCTACAAGAACACCTTCTCATACCCCGACTTCTACAAGAACACCAACACCCCAACCAACAATAGGCTCATCACAAACACCTACACCAACAAATACACCATCACCGACACCTACGCGTACACCATTCCCAACGCCATCTAATACTAGAACAGCTACACCTACAAATACGCCTACAGCAACTATCGGAACAACTGTTACACCCACGCCTTCGTTTACTCCAACAGGAACGCCAACTCGAACATTAACACCCACTAATACTCAAACTAGAACCCCTGATCCAACAAGAACCAACACCCGTACACCTACTAACACACCTACTTTAACACCTACGCCTACAACGACACGTACACCTACAGGTACACCTAACGCTTCTGTAACACCTACGCCCTCCTTAACACCAACACGTACTTCAACACCTACCTTAACACAAACACTCACATTAACACCCACACCTAATGCTTCTGCTACTCCGACACCTACCTTAACGCCTACTGTAACACGTACTAATACTTTAATTCCGACAGTTACTCCTACACCTACAGAAACACCGATGGCAACGCCAACCCTTACACCGAATCCAACACCATCTAATACCCCAACACGAACAATTACACGAACACCTTCACCGACAACCACGAGGACACCAACACCGACTTTAACGCCTACTTTAACACGTACCCCTACTTTAACGCCTACTAAGACAACAACCCCTACTTTAACGCCTACTAAGACAACAACCCCTACTTTAACGCCTACTAAGACA